GATCCTCATGACCGGAAACTCAGCGCCCAGGCCGCGCCTCCGGCGATGAGCACGGTGCCGACCGCGGCGACCGCGATGCTGGCCAGTGGATTGCTCCACAGGTTCGCCAGCAGGAACACCGCGGCCAACGCGACGGCGAAGCTGCGCGGGCTCATGCGCTGGCCGTCCAGAAGATGAAGCAGATCACGGTCAGGGTGATCACCATGATGGCCCAGAGCGCGGCGAACGCCTGGGCCCAGCTCCGATGAGGACAGTCGAGGAAGTCGGCCAGGATGGCGCGCTCGACGACGCCCTCGGCCGGAACCACCGTGACGTGCTGGAACACCGGCCGCGCCTCGGGGTAGCTGTAGAAGTCGGGGGTGTCCATATTCGGACACCAGGCGTTGGGGCCGATTCCGGTGGGTAGATCGCCGAACTGCAGATAGGACAGGGTCTCATCCTGGTAATCAGGGGGCACAGTAGTTCTCCGTTTCTCGTGGGGATTTGAAGCAGAATTCAACCTTCTACATTAATTATACCTTATTTACCTCCTTATGTCAAGTGGAATTAGCGGTTGCGCGGCCATGGTAATCCTCTACCATATCGCTCATGGCCTGGTGTGTCGCGCCCTCGGCCACGCTCGACGCGGTTCAGACTTGGAGGTGGAGATGAGAACCGATGATCAGCGGCCAGTCAACCGGACATGTGACGGCCCACGACGGCCGCCTACTGCGGGTGGACGTGGTGGGCGGGCGCTGGGTGGCGACCCGCTTCGGGCGCGATCTGAAGGTCACTGACGTGGTGTACGGGACGATGCAGGAGGTCCACGACGTGGTGGAGCGGTGGCGGGCATATGGCTGAGCGGCGCTACATGCTGGCGGCCGACGAACGCGACCGGCGCATCCTCGAGCTCTACAACAAGGGCTACTCGATGCGCCAGATCGCGCGCCAGGTGGGCATGAGCGCCTCGGGAGTGTGTCGCAGCCTGGAGCGCATCGAGCGCGGCGACCCCGGACGGGACCGCCGTGCGGACTGAGTACTACGTGCCGCCCGTGTGGCTTCTCAGCGATCTGTCAGGCGTTCCCGTCCGCACCCACCGGCACCAGAACTGCTGGTGCGGCGCCCCGTTTCATTCGCTGCCCTGGAGGGTGGACCGCCGTGCGGACTGAGGCCAAGGTTGCCGAGACCGTGGTCATCCGGCACCGGTGCGAGTGTGCGACCGCGACCGCGCCACCCGGCGAGGACGGCGAGGAACATGTGCTGCGCATCGACGGGGTGGATTTCCCGTGGCACATCAGCGAACGCGGACCAGTGGTGAAACGGCTGGCCGAGGGCTCCTACACGGTGACCGTGGAGATCATCGCCCGGGAGGTCGACGCGGCCGGCGTGGCAGTGTGGAGGAAGGACCCGTGAGCCTGCGCAAGCTGCTGGAGCCGCGGCCTGATGAGCCGCGCGGAATCGACCCGGCGGTATGGCGGCTGGTGCGGCCATACGAGGAGTTCGTCGGCCCCAACGTGTTCGTGATGCGCCTGGCGTTCTGGTCGGCGGTCGGTGGGCGCGAGTTCGCCGTCGGCGCGGCGATCGCCGATCATGCCGATTACCTCAATGCACCCGGGAACGAGGACGAGCGGGCACGGCTGGTGAGCGCGTGCCGGTGGATCCGGTGGAAGACGCCGCCGGCGCCGGTGTGGCTGCTGTCCGGCGAGATGTTCGACCCGTCGCAGTGGTTCACCGGCGTCTCACCAGACGCCCAGCCTCAGAAGTCCAGGGCGGCCTGGCTCAAGCGCGTGCTCAGGGCCAGGTCCAGGTAGTCGCGGCTGATGTCGATGCCGATGTAGTGGTGCCCGGTTTTCTGGGCGGCCAGCCCGGTGGTACCGCTGCCGTTGAACGGATCGCATACGACTCCGCCGGGTTTACACCCGGCGGAAATAGCGCGCTGCGCCAGCGCCACGGGATAGACGGCGAAGTGCGCGCCGGGGAATTTCTCGGTGGGGACCGACCACACGTCCCCGGGGTTGGCGCCGGCCTCGTTGAGGGTGCGCCTGCCCGCCGAGATCGCGCCGTAGGCGCCCAGGCCGGGGACCTTGGCCATCCCGCTCCTGCCGCGGGCCGAATACGGTTTGCGCTCCGAACGCGCCGAGCGGTCCAGTGTGATCGGCGAATGCGCTTCGCGAATCGCGTCGAGGTCGAAGAAATACCGCTGCTGCTTGGCGAACAGGAACACGTGCTCGTAGCGCGAGGCGAGCCGGTCGGTGACCGACTCGGGCATCGTGTTGGGCTTCGACCAAATAATGGCATTTCTCAAAATCCATCCAGGAGTGAACATGCTGGCCGGGACGGGCCATCCGCCATCATGCGTGCCGCCCTTGTTGAGGGCCTTTATCTCTAACCATGCGCGCTCCGCGCCGGGCGACGATTCTCCCCAGCGGCCACCCCCGCACGATGCGGCTACCGCGGCGCGAGCTTGCGGTTGTTTGGCAATTAGGTGCGGATATAGCTCGCGAAGTAGTTGACGCGCTTGGTTACTCATTACACACCAGCGATAAATGCGCCGGTTCCGCCCGCGGTCGCTATGCGAGATTGTCCCAACGCCCGCTACCTGTTGGCAGCGTTCAAGTAATCCCAGATTGGTGTTAGCCACTTGGACCACCGGCGCGAAGGTCGGTCGCTTACGTTCTTCAGACATCCGGCGATGCATGGCGATGCAGCCTTCACCGTCGACCATCGCAGCGAGCCACGCGCGGTCCGCTTCATTGTGAATCTTGCCGACGTACTGCGGTTGCTGCAGCGCACGAGCCACCCGCCAGGGCATGCCCATCAGGTTCTTGTCGTCGGCGGCCGCGCCCTTCCTGCTGCTGTAGCTGTCGCCCAGCACCAGCCAGCAGGTCCCGTCGGCGGCCAGCACCCGGCGCAGCTCGAAAAACAGCGCGCGCAGGTGCTCCACATAATCGGCCGGGGTGTCCTCGAGCCCGTACTGGCCGGGGTCGCCGTAGTCACGCAGCGCGTAATACGGCGGGCTGCTGACAATGCAGTCCACGGCGCGATCGGGCAGCTCGCGCGCTACGGCCAGGGCGTCGCCGTGGTACAGGGTGAGCTGATCGTCGTGGTAGTAGGGCTTCACGGCGCGGCCCTGGGCCGGTCAATGTCGGCGGCGCAGTGCAGATAGGTGGTGGATCCGCGCAGCGGGTTGGCGTGCCACCACTGCTCGCCCTGGTCGCGGAAGTTGAATTTGAGGATGGGTTCGCCGCAGTGCCGACACACCTCCGCATTTGCCATTACTGGATTGTGCCTGACGCGGTACGGTGACGTCCATGACCTTCTCGCGGGTGAGTATCTGGGTGTACGGGATCGCCGCGGCGCTCAACTTGTGGTTGTTCCTGTTTTACGGCCACAACCTCGACACCCTCTCGCTGGCGCTGCTACTGGGCGTGCTCATCATGAACCAGAAGACCATTGACGCGTGGCGGGAGGCGTCGTTGATGTGGCAACAGACAGCGGCGACCTGGCGGGAGTCGGCCGAGGCGTGGCGCCGGATCGCGCAGGACCGGTGATGACTAACCTGCCGCTGCCGTACGACCCGCTGTTCGCGGCCTGGCAGACGGTCAAGGTCGGCCGGGTGATCGCGATCGACGACTGGATCGACGACGTCATCGACCCGTTCATGGGCCGCCCGCTCTACTTCGACCGCCAGGCCCGCCCGATCTCCATGACCCGCTGGGGCGAGCTGCGCGAGACCGGCCTGGACCCCGACGGGCATTACGGCGCGCGGGCGTATCTGCGCGTCGGGGAGGACCGCATCGGCGAGGTCACCGTGAGCACGGTGTGGCTGGGCATCGACCACGGCTTCTGCAGCTTCACCGAGCGCGAGGCGCTGGGCGAGGCGTATCAACCGGTCATCTTCGAGACCATGATCTTCGGCGGCCAATACAGCCACTGGCAGCGCCGCTACTGCACCGAGGCACAGGCGGCCCGCGGGCACCTCGAGGCGGTGACCGACGTGCGGGCCGGGATGAAACCGTGGTGGGCCTACGGCGGCTGCGAGGAGGACGAGTGGCGCATGGACGGTCGCGATGGATGAGGACACCCTGCTCGAAGTGGTCTACCGCCGCGACGGCACCTACGACTTCAAGCAGGCGCCCGGGGTGGGCAACGAGCTGGTGGTCGCGATCCTGCGCGGCATCGCCGAGCAGATCGTGGCCGGCGTGACGATCGAGAATCTATGAGCGCGGTCTACGACGCGGCGGGCAACTTCCAAGGACACGACCCGCGTCCCTGCGGCGAGCACCGCACGGTCGGCGAGCACCGCGCCTGGTGTTTCCAGTGCCGTGAGTGGTGCTATCTCGACGAGGGCTGTCTGGGCTGCCGCACCGTGATCCTCCTGCGTGCCGTGCAGGCCGGCGAGCTGAGCATCGACCAGGCCGTCGACAAGGTGTTGGGAATATGAGCCTGGGTATCGTGCACCCGCCGGGGGTCAGCGGGCCGATCATCGAATGCCCGCGGCTGTACTTCACTGACGCGTTCCTGTCCGAGCCGCCGATGTGGTGCGAGGTCGCGCTGCCGGCCCTGGAGGACGCGCACAACTGGCTGGCCACGATGCCCGAATGGGACCGCTACGAGTACCACGTCCTGCTCGCCCGGGGCTACGAGGCGGTGTGCAAGGACGAGCGGGACTACGTCGGCTGGTTCCTGTGGCCCAAAGGCACCAAGATCACCCACGAGTTCCCCCACCATGACCGCGGGATCTGGGTGCTGACCGGGACCTACTTCCCGCTGACGCAGAGCACGATGTACGAGGGCAAATGGCCGGACTGAGTGACGACGAGTTCGTCGGCTACATCTTCACCGGCGTACCCGAACGTCGGCCCCGGCTGTGGTTTCTGGACCGCCACCTCGAGCAAGTCTTCCTGGCCGAGCGGTGGCCGATCGGCGATGCGCGGTGGCCGATCGACGAGCTCGACCTGGGCGCCTGGACGCTGAACCCCGTCGAAGGCAAGGTCTTCACGCTGGGCCACCTGCGCTACGAGCATTACGGCACCGACGAGTGGACGACGGTGAAGTGGTCGGCGGTGTGGCGGCTGACCGACACCACCATCCCGCGCGACCCGGCCGACGCCCGACGCGGGTTCGGCGTGGAGACCTTCGGGCGCGACGATGACGTGTGGAGACTGGGGGTATGGCCGGACTAGAGATGCAGCCGTGGCAGTGGGAGCTGCTGCGCTACATGCTGGCGTGGCCCAACCCGTTCACGCCGCCGCAGCCGCAGTTCCCGCGCACCGACGGCAGCCTGGACCCGGCGGTGGTGTGCACCAATCAGCTGGTCGCCGAGTGGATGGCGGCCAACCCGCATCCCGGCGTGGAGTTGCCGGCGCGCCGCCGCAGCACCGAGCAGTGGTTGGCGTGGCTGCGCGCGGAGGGCTTCATCGACGACGCCGAGAACCCGTACGGATATACGGATATTTTCTCTACGCCGGAGTGATCATTTCCGTCGCTTGCGGCACCGCCCGGCGTCCTTGCACTGCCAGGCGAACTTCTCGTCGTTCCATCGCGAAGCCTGGGCCGTCACCATGTGCCCGCACAGCCAGCAGCGGACCTTGTGGATACTCATCAGTCCGGCCAGATCCCGAGCTGGGAGCGCAGCTCGCCGTCGGGGTTGGTGCCCATGCGGTACTGATCGGTGAGCTTCCAGCGCCAGCTGCCGTTGGCGGCGTCCAGGTTCACGATGCGCCCGCGCCGGCACCAGGGGCTAGCCACGCGGTCGGCCCTGATCCCCCACACGAACGGCATCCCGAACCAGACGGCGGGAGCAGCCTCCTCGCAGATCCAGACGCCATCCTGCAGGCGCAGGCTCACGCCGGGGTGCATGTCCATGAGCTGGGCCACCGTGACCAGCACCCGCCCGACCGTACGGTGTAGCCGCTCGATCGGTGTGCTCAGCCGTTCAACCGGCCCGCTCACCGGGCTCCTCGTCGAGCATGTCGCGACAGCGGGCGATGGCCGCGTCCCAGTCGATCACCGTGGGAACGCGTTTGCGCCGCGCCTCGTTGGCCGCCGCGGAGCTGGCCTTGGCGTTCTCGGCGTTGGCTTTGGAGACCCGCATCACGAGGCGGCCTGCTTTTCCATCTCGGCGGTGACGTCGAGGATGGCCTGGTAGTAGCCGTCCCACCAATTACGTTGGCGCTCATGGTCGGTGAAGATGGGCTTCTGCACTTCCTTGACCCGCTTCTCGTCGATGGTTCTCAGCGCGCCCTCGGCCAGGGTGCGCAGTTTGTCCACGTACTCGCTCAAGGTGCTCACTGCTTTCCCATCACCGGAGGGTTGTCGCGGCCGGGCCGGTCAGGATGCGCGCGCAACCACTCGTAAAACGCGCCGTCCTCCATCGGCGCACCCATCAGGGCGCGGCGCTCACGCAGCTGGTTGGCGATCCAGGTGCGGATGATCATCTGGTCATCGCGGATGTTGGACAGAATCCAGAGCATCCAGATCAGCAGGAACACATTGAGGGCACCGAGAATGCAGGCCGCCACCGTCATATCGTCCCCAACCAGCCGAAATTCGGTAATGCGGGCTTACCGTCCAATTTTCCCCACAGGTGCAGCACGTTGTGGGTTTGGTTGATGTGCTCGCCTTCGGGCACGAAGCACTGATACGCCGGGGCGTCGCCGAACACGGCGCGGTGCAGCATCTTCAGGTCGTTGTAACTGGGCATCCGCGAGCGCATCTGGTAGCTGATCGACGCGTGGATCCAGTCGGTGCCGGGGTCGCTGGCCTGATCCAGGCTCACGATGATGCACTGGTGCGGGCCGGTGATGAACCAGGCGTCATCGCCCCACCGCTCGGGCTTGTCCCACATCCGCCTGTCCGGGTTGAGCCGGCGGTCGATCGCCTTGATGTCGATGGCGTCGGAGATCATCGGTGCAGCAGTGGATTGGGCGCGACCAGGATCGCGCTCAGCAGGCACCACGGGCACACCCCGTCGGCGTTGAGCACCTTGGCCAGCCGGGCCTGCTTGCACTCCGCGCAGTTCGCGTATCCGTCGGCGGCCCTCATAGCTTGAACAGCGCGAGCTCGTGACGCGCGGTGAGCACCCCGGCCGGGCCGGGCGTCTCGGGAATCGCGTCGATCTTGGTCGTCAGGTTGAACGGCGGGGCTTCCAGGTTGACCGGATGCTCCATGTAGCCGATCCAGGCGTAGCGGGTCGGGTCGTAGATGAAGTCGTTGGTCTCGTCGGGGAAGTTGGAGGCCAACAGATACTTGGCGTGGCTGTGACGCATCTCGTCGAGCACCGCGCTGATGTAGTCGTTGGGCAGGTGGATCAGGATGTGCCGGGCCAGGATGCAGTCCACGTTGAGGAACGGGGTGTCGAGGATGTTGTGCATCTCGAACCAGGTGTGCGGGTTGCCCTTCATCTCGCCCGCGCGCTGTTGTGCGCGCACAATCAGCTCAGGGTCGATGTCCCAGCCGAAGTAGTTGAACGGCCTGGTGTGCTCGGGGGCGGTCAGGTCGGTGAAGTCGACGTGGCGCATCCAGTTCAGGTCGCCGCACGCCACGTCGAGCACCGAACGGATGTTGTGGCGCACCCACAGCTTGGGCAGCTCGGTGCGTAGGTTCTCGGTCAACGACAGGCTCGCGCCCGGGCCGTTGGGGGAGCCGCCGGGTTCAACCTCGATCAGCTCCATCTGGTCATCGGCCCATTGGCGGACATCACGCCAGGCGCGGGCCTGCTCCTCGACGAAGTTCTCGGCGGCGGCCTTGACCAACTCGTCGGCATCGGTCACCCGGAACTTGAACCCGATCGACTCGTCCAGATTGTCCCCGGCCTTCCAGACCCTCATGCCCTTGGCCATGCTGTCCTCCTAAGCGTTGATTCCCCGCCGAACCTACACCACGGTAACGGCAAATCAATGCAGGACTTTTCGGCGTTTCGGGCGTGTTCACAGCCACATTCCGCCGTTTGCAAGGTTTACCGTTACTATCGTGGCACCACGAGAAGGAGAACCGAATAATGACCGACGACGCCGCCCTGCGTGAGTGGGCCGACTTCCAGCTGGAATGGCTCTGGGGCCACCTGCGCAACGCCCACTCGGAGGCGGCGGCCGGCCCGTTCCAGGCGTGGACGATCGGCTGTGAATCCATCGGGGAGCGGATCAAGACGCTGAGCGCGATCATCGGCCCGCTGTCCTGGCGGCGGGTAGCGATCAGCGGTATCGCTGACGGCTGGTTCGCCGAGGTCAACGAGATCCTCGAAATCCCCGATCCCGATCTGCCCGACGAGGCCGGGGTGGCCTACGCACAGATGTGGGTGGACCGCCAGATCGACTCGGTTCGATGAGGGTGCTCGCCGCCGCGTTGGCGCTACTGCTCGCCGGTTGCTGCAACCGGGGCGGCGGCATGGAGTCTCAGCGGCAGTGGTGCCATGACCGGGGCGGCTATATCGCCAACACGGGCTGGTATGAGTGGCGGTGCGTCATCAACGGAACCCCGATCTACATGCCCAGCCCACGGGATGACGGATGAGTGAAGCCACGAGAAGGGAACCGAAATGAAAGAGCTGGGGGTCAATGGGCAAGCATCACAGGCCAGGTGAGGACGACATGACAGAGATCCTCGCGGTGGAAGTGCCGCTGTGCCGGGACCGGGGCGGGCTGCTGGGCGGCCCGACCTACGAATGCGAGCTGCCCGAGGGGCACGGTGGCCCCGTACACAAGGGCGGCCCGCTCACCTGGGACCGCACGCGGCACCATCACTTCGCCCCGATGTTCCGCGGCATGCACCGGACCGACGAGCTGCCGCGCATTGAGCCGGAGCCGGTGGCGGACAAAAAGCCATGGGTTGAGGACGACCAACCCCCGCCACCGGCTCCCCGGCACGGGCTGCTGATGGCGATGGGCGCGGCACTTATCGTCGCGCTGGTCGCATTCGTGCTGGCGGTCTGGGTGCTCTGGGAGATCCTGCACATGCGGGGGTGCGTGGGATGAGCGGGGACCCGTTCGACGGCCCGGAATGGCAGGACTACCAGCGCCGCATCCGCGCCGAACTGATCCCGATGATCAAAGACAGCGCGGTCACCGTGTCCCTGGTCCCCGGAGACGGGAAGCTGGACGTGAAGTTCGCCGTCGAGCTGGGCTTCATGATCATGCTGGACAAGCCGATCATCGCGGTCATCCCGTCCGGTCGCAAGGTGCCATTGAAGCTGGCCAAGGTGGCCGACGAGATTGTGGAGGGGGAGATCTCCGACCCTGACTTCCAGGAACGCTTCCACGCCGCCATCGACCGGGTGACGGCGCGGCTGAAGAAAGAGAAGCGATGACCAACAACCCGCTTGACGAAATGATCATGCTGGCCTTCTCGTCGCTGCGCCAAGTTCTCGACAACTCCGCCGACGCACACGATTTTCAGGGCCGTGCAGACCGTTACCTGGAAGCTGTCCGTGACGCCGTCAGCAACGCCCATCGCCTCTACGCGTTGCAGACGACACAGGTAGACGGGTGAGCATCGCGATCGGCATCGTCGACCACATCGCGATCGGCATCGTCGCCCACAGCGCGCGGGTCGAGCGGGCCCACGCGCTGTTCGATGCCGTCAAGGCCGACTACTGCAACGTCGACGACGGCACGCTGGGCTGTGCGGGCAACCATCTGAAGGTGCTGGGCGAGCTGGCCGGGTACGACACCGGCTGGAGCGTGGTACTCGAGGACGACGCCGAGCCGGTGTCGGCCTTCCGTGTCGAGATCGCCCAGGCGGTGCGGCACACGCCGGCCCCTGTCATCGGGCTCTACCTGGGTACCGGCAATCCTTCGGGCCAGGTGCAGCGCCAGATGCGCGCAGCCCTGATGACGGCGCAGCGCCGCAATCTGGCCTGGATCACCGCGGACTGTCTGATCGGGTCGGTGGGGTACGCGATCCGCACCTCGCTGATCGAGGCGATGCTGCCCGAGCTGGTCGAGACACTCGGCGCGGCTGAGCAGCGGTATGCGCGAGTGGAGTATCCGCTGGCGGTGTCGCGGTGGGCGCAGAACTGGGAGATGCCCATCTGCTACACCGTCCCCAGCCTGGTCGATCACGCCGATGACACACCGATCGGGTACGGGCCCGACGAGGCACGCAGTGAGCGGCGGGCCTGGAGCTGCGGAACGCGACAGAACTGGGCGACAGCGGCGACGCCGCTGGGGTACTGCAACGGATGGAGTAAGCCAGATGGCTAGCGCGTGTCGGGGCAACCACGCCGGGGTTGTGGGCCGACAATAGGCCGATGCCTGCACCGTGCCATTTCTGTGGCCGCACCGACATCACGCCCGATGGGCGGTGCCCGTGGGGTTGCGCGGTGCGCCACGGGCCGCCGCCGTGTCCGCATGAATATCTCGAGCACGGCGGCTGTGTGCTCTGCGGCGCAGCACGGGTGAAAGGGGCACATGGAAACCCTTAATGAGCTGGCCATCCGGCATCACACCGACAAGTCCACCGAGCACCACGCCTACACCCTGATCTACGAGCGGTATTTTTCGCACCTGCGGTTCGAGCCGATCACCGTGGTCGAGTACGGCGTCGGCGGCTACGGCGATCCCCGCGCCGGTGGCGAGTCGCTGCGCATGTGGAGCGACTACTTCGACAAGGCCACCGTCATCGGTATCGACAACCAGCCCAAGACCTTGGACCTACCCGGCCGGGTGCGGGTTCTCACCGGCGATCAGGCCGACGCCGGTCTGGCCGGACGCATCGCCGAGGACTACGGCCTGTTCGACATCGTCATCGACGACGCCAGTCACTGCTCCGAGCTGACCATCGCCACCTTCGCCGCGGTGTGGCCGCTCGTCCGCCCCGGTGGGTTCTACGTCTGCGAGGACACCTGGCTGGCCTACACCGAGCTCGAAGACCCGCAGGGCGCCCGGGCGCAGGGGCCGACGTCGGTGCAGTGGTTCAAAGGCATGGTCGACGAGGTGAGCTACCGGCTGCACTGGCGCCCCACCGAACCGCTGTATCCCGAGCGGTTCTGGCGCGGCTATGCGGTCGAGTTCGCCCACTTCTGGCCCTCGCTGGTGATCCTGCGCAAGGCGGCGCGATGAGGTTCGGGGTCAGCGCGGTGATGATCGTGCACAACAACGAGGACCGGGCCCTGGTCCGGCTGCAGCGCGACCTGGTGCCCGCGCTGGGACACCTGCGCCACAAGCTCGACGCCGAGCTGATCGTCATCGACAACAGCACGCGGCGCGCCAACAAGCTGGCCACGGCGGTGTACGACAACGGCGTGTGCGAACCGCATTACCGCTGGCAGCGCGGGGCGAACCTGAAAAGCGGGCCGGCGCTGAACGTGGCCGCCGAGCTCGCGCGCCATCCCTACCTGCTCTACGTCTGCACCAACCACGGCCACAGCTACGACCCGAGCTGGCCCTGGGATCTGCTGACGCCGCTGATCAACAACCCGAGGGCGGGGATGACCGGCACGCTGGCCGACGCGGGTCCGCCGGCCGCGATGGGCTTTGACTCCGCGCTGCCCGAGTTGCACATCCAGGGCGGGGTGTTCGCGGCGCGGATCGAGGCGCTGCGCGCGGTCCCCTATCCGCCCGACATCCACGGCCCCTACGCGCACTGGGGCGCCGACGTCTACGAGTCCTTCGCGCTGGTGGCCGCCGGCTACACACTGGTGGACGTGCCGACGATCCACTCGGTGTGGCGGCGTCCGGCCGGGCCCGGGATGTGGAAGTACGTGCACGACGAGGATGACGGTGTCCACGAAACCTGAAGCCACCGTGTGCATTCCGTGGCGCCCGTCCCCGTCGCGGATCCCGATCTTCGAGCGGGTGATGGCGTTCTGGGAGCAGGTCGGCTGGCCGGTGGTCACCGCCGACTCAGACACCGAGATCTTCAGCCTCGCCCAGGCCCGCAACAACGCGGTGCGCAAGGCCCGCACCGAGGTCGTGGTGATCTGCGACGCCGACACGATTCCCGTGCTCGACAATGTGCGCGCGGCGGTCGCCGACCCGCAGCAGTGCGTCTGCTGGCCCTTCACCCACTACCGCATTCTGAGCACCGACTACCTCTATACGCCGTTCGACCAGCTGGACCGGGCGCCCTACATGACCACCTCCTGGGACGGTGACGGGGTCAACGGGGTGGGTGGCTGTCTGGTCGCCACCCAGACCGAGTACTGGCGTCTGGGCGGGCAACCGCCGGAGTTCTGCGTGGATGAGCCCACCGAGATTCTGACCAGTCAGGGCTGGAAGCGATATACCGATATCACTATCGGTGAGCCTGTCTTAACCCTGAACCACGACACGGCTATGAGCGAATGGAAACCGCTTCAGCGGGTGAACGTCTACCCCGGTAGCCGGGAGATGGTCGGGATCGAAAGCAAGACCCACTCCTCGTTGAGCACGATGGATCACCGCTGGCCGGTCGAGCGGAACTGGAACGTCCGCCAGGTTGGCAAGAGATCATTCCGACGGACCCGTCGGACGTGGACTACGACGGGAACCTTCCAGCAGCAGGACTACGTTCCGACCGCTGCTCACTGCTCGGACCTGCCCACGGAGCCGAAATACACCGACGCTTTCGTGGAGTTAGTGGGCTGGTTCTGGACCGAGGGCTGCATCTCCCGGAACCGGGACGGCTCCCGGGCGAGAACCGTTTCGATCAGCCAGTCGGTAACCGTCAACCCGGACCACTGCGAAAGGATCCGCTCGGCACTGCGTCGATCACTGGGGCCACCGATAGGCGCACAGCGACGGTCGGGCCGCTCGCCCGAAGTACCTCCAGCCTGGCGGGAAACCCGTGCGGGGCAGACCGCCATTTTCAACCTCAACGCTGAAGCCGGTGCTCTCGTCCAGTCCTGTGCCCCGAACCGGGTGGTCACCCACGAGTTCCTGATATCGCTCACCCAGTCTCAGCTGGAATCTTTCATCCAGACCTCCCTCTGGGCTGACGGTCACACCCGGACCCGGTCCTATGAGCAGCAGCTGGCCCAGAAGAACCAAGCTGCCGCTGAGTCATTCCAGTTCGCGTGCATCCTGGCTGGCTATGCCACCTCGTCGGTGACCAGGCCGGTTATGACGAAGTACGGCTACGGCATGACCGTCGTGTCGATCCGACGTCAACGCCGGTTCATGCTGTCCAAGGGGACACACACGCGTCACCAGGTCGAGGGAATCGTGTGGTGCCCGACGACTGAGAACGGGACATGGCTGGCCCGGCGCAACGGCAAGGTGTACTTCACCGGCAACTGCGGCTGGGGCTGGGAGGACACCGCGTTCACCGCGATCGTGCAGACGCTGTCGAGGCTCAAGCGCATCGAGGGCAATGTCTACGCGTTCGAGCACAACACCAACGCCGGCGAATACCACGACGCCAAGGCCGACTCGCCGGGCTGGGATCGCGACATCGCCCGCAACGAAGCACTGATGAAGCCCTATCGAAACGCCAACGGGCGACAATGGCTTATGCGCCATATCCTGGCGCTGCGGGAAGCCGGAGAGCGACCGCTGGTCGACTACGGCTTCCCGGTCGGGCACTAGGAGAAGCCATGGCCGCCAAACGCAAACCCAAACCCCCGCCGCGGTTGACCCCGGCGCAGCGGGAGAAGCGCGACAACCTGATCCTGGATCTGTTCCTGGCCGGGCACAGCCAGCGCGACATCGCCGCCAACGCGCAGGTCAAGCTGAGCCACTACCACGTCGGGCGCATCATCCGCACCGAGCTGGAGCGCGCCACCAAGGATCACATCCTGCGCAACGAGAACGCCATGATCATCCTGCTGGCGCGGATGGAGTCGCTGGTGCGCAAGGCGTTAGAGCATGTCGAGACCGGCGACCTAAAGGCCATCGAGGTGGCGCGCCGGCTGCTGCGTGAGCAGATCGACGTGTACGGCCTGGCCGACGTCGTGCGTGCGCCGATCCCGCCGATGAACGACAACGACATCGAGGTGGACGGACCCCAGCTCGACGAGCTGGCCCGCTACCGCCAGCAGCGCGAAAAGCTGGGATGATCAATCGCGGTCGCCGTACCAGGGGCTCGTGACCGGTGTCAGCGGTGGGCGGATCGTGGTGCTTGCGGAGTCGGGTTGGCTGATGATCAGCCAGGCGATCAGCGCGGCGAGCACAAACAGCGAGATTGCCAGGCTGCGCACCTGTCAATTGTCGGGGTGATTCCGGCGACACGCCGAGGTCGCAGTGCCGACACGCCCAACGATCACCGAGAGCGAATGCGACACGCCGGGAAATGTGCTTGACACAAGGTATAGGCAAATCGCTTCGACAATGATGACGTGCGGAAACTGCTCGGCGACGCCTTCGAAGCGGCCTGGCTCCTGCTCACTGCACCGCTTCGCAGGCTGTTCGCCGACGCGATCGGCGAGGCCCTCGACTGCCGCGCCGATTCCGTAACGCTGCAGCGGTGTCCACATATGGACACCGGGTGCAACGGCTCCGCCCTGACCTGGGGTGCTGTTGATCCGGTCACGCCGGGGCCGCCGCCATGAGCACTGCACTCGACGTCGATCCACGGATCGGGTCCACCACGCCGCGGATGTTCACTCCTCCGCTGCCCGAACACGTCGATCCCGAGGCTGAGTACGGCATCAGGCCCGAGGCCACCTGGGGCCCGCTGTGCTGCTACTTCCTGGAAATGATCCTGGGCTGGCATCTGCTGCCCTGGCAGAAATGGCTCTACTACCGCGCGCTGGAGAAGCAGACCGACAACACCGGGTTCCGCTTCCGCATCCTGATCGTGATGGTCGGGCGCCAGCAGGGCAAGACCAAGTGGGGCCGCGGCCTGGGGCTCTGGCGGCTGTTCATGGACGAGCGCGGGCGCGGCAGCAAGCATTGGCCGGCGGCGAAGCTGGCGGTGGTCGCCGCGCAGAACCTGGAATACGCGGAGTCCACACTGAAGGACTGCGTGGACGAGATGCGCGATCATCCGCTGCTGGCCCCCGAGCTGCTCAACCACGCCGTCACCAACGGCAAGCACCGCGCGATCCTCACCTACCGGCGGCTGTGGCGCGCGGTGACCGCCAACTCCTCGGGCGGGCGCAGCCTGCCGGTGGACTTCGCGTGGCTCGACGAGTTGCGCACGCACTCCACCTGGGACGCCTACCGCGCCATTGAGCCGACCACCACGGTGCGCCCGTGCAGCCAGCTGCTGGTCACCTCCAACGCCGGGGACAATCGCTCGATCGTGCTGCGCAGCCTGCGTGAGACCGCCATGCGCGCGATCGTCACGCGGAACACCGAGCGCACCCGCACCGGGTTTTTCGAGTGGTCGGTACCCGACGACGTGGACCCGCGTAAGCCCGAGTACTGGCACCTGGCGCAGCCTGCGCTGGGGCTGCTCAACGAGTTCTGTATGGACGACCTGATGGGCAAGTTCGAGGCGATGGAGGCCGGGGACATGCCGGGCTTCCAGACCGAATACCTATGTCAGTGGGTGGACTCTTTGGACCCGGGCATCATCCCGGCCCAGGCGTGGGCCGACACCAAGGACAAGGACTCGGAGCGTGACAAGGCCAACCCGGCCTACATCTGCGTCGACGTCAACTACCACCGCACCCGCGCCTACATCGCCATGGCCGCACTGCGGGCCGACGGCAAGATCCACGCCGAGGTGCTCAAAACCCCGGTCACCGGCACCGAGTGGGTGCCTGCGTGGCTGGCCGAACGCAAGGCGAACTTCGCCGGACTGTGCGTGCAGAAGACCGGGGCACCGGCCTCGTCGATGATCGAGGACCTGCGCGCGGCCGGGCTCGACGTGGTGGAATGGGGCGCGCCGGTGGCCCAGCTCGCCAGCGGCGCCGGGGAGTTCTACGACGGCATCGTCAACGGAACCATCCGCCACCGCCCGTCGGCGATCCTGGACCGGGCCGCGGCCTCGACGATCGCGCGCACGTCGGGGGACGCCTGGTTCTTCTCCCGGCGCAACTCGCCGGTCGACGCCGCACCGCTGGTCGCGGTCGCAGGGGCGGTGTGGCTGCTCAACAACCCGCCGCCGACCCCGGGGCCACCCACGATCTGGGAGTGGCCCGACGAAGAAACCCTCGACACCTGGCGAAAGGAAGCCGATGAGCGATTCTCCTGACAACGTGGTCTCTTTCGGTGGCGGCGGCAAGCTGTACGCCGACGCCCGGGAGGCGCTCGAGGACCAGCGCCGCGCGGAGATGCTGCTGCCCGATCCGCCGCCCTGGGCCGACGAGCCCGAGCCACCACACAAGGCCAAGAAGGACAAGGACGGGGACAAGGAGCCGGAGAAGCCGGTGTCGGTGGTGACACCGAAGAACCTGCCCGAGCCGGTGGGCGAGCCGGGCTTCGACTGGCGTGAGCTGTTCTCCACCCTGCTGGAGCTGACCGGGATCACCGCGCTGAGCGTCGCCGGGTGGCTGGTGCATCCGGCGCTGGGCCTGGCGATCATCGGGATCGCGCTGATCCTGCTCGGGGTGGCCACCTCCAAGGTGATGAGGGGCTGAGTTGAGCGTCCTGACCAACCTGTTGCGCACCGGCCGCGCCGGCGGCACCGGCGGTGCCGAGCAGCGCACCCTGACCACCAGCGCCTTCGTGCCGCCCCCGCAGGTCGGGGTGATCGACGACTACCTCGGCGTGCACCGGGCTATGGCGAACATGACGGTGTATGCCTGCGTGCGCATCCTGGCCGACACCATCGCGAGCCTGCCGTGGAAGGCGTACCGGCGCGACGCCAAGGGCATCCCCAAGGAGGTCAAGCCGCAGCCGGTGCTGCTGCGCGAGCCGTTCCCGGGCTTCGACCTGTTCCAGTGGAAGTGGATGGTCGTGGCCTCAATGGCCTTGCGTGGCAACAGCTATCACCTGATCACCAGCCGCGACCGGCTGAACTACCCCACCTCACTGCTGCCGCTGCACCCCGACATCGTGTTCCTCGAGCGCCGTCCCGACATCCTGATGTGGTTCGACCCGATCTACCGGATCATGGGCGAGAAGGTCAGTCCCGCCGACATGCTGCACATCAGACGCTTCACCATGCCCGGCGAGCCGTGGGGGCTCTCGCCGGTCAAACAGGCCGCGGTGGCGATCGGGATGAGCCTGGGCGCAGAGGAATACGGCTTCCGCTACTTCAAGGAGTCGGCCAACCCGTCAGGTCTGCTGATGACCGATCAGGACCTCGACGAGGGCGCGGTGGAGCGCCAGCAGAAGAACTGGATCGCCTCCCACGGCGGGCGGCGGCTACCTGCGGTGCTGACCAGCGGGTTCAGTTGGAAGAACCTGTCGATCAGCCCCGAGGAATCGCAGTTTTTGGCCACCCGGCAATTCCAGCGGTCCGAGATCTGCATCATGTTCGGCGTCCCGCCCATCCTCATCGGCGACACCAAGGAGACGACCGCCTGGGGCACCGGCGTCGAGCAGATCACCCTGGGTGCGATCACCTACACCTTCCGCGCCTGGACGGCCTGCATCGAATCCATGATCAACCGCTGCCTGCCGGGCGGCCAATACGTGCGGTTCGACTTCGACGCCCTGCTGCGCGGGGATATCGAAGCCCGCTTCGCGGCGTACAAGAACGCGCTGGGCGGGTCGACCGTCGCGGGCTGGACCTCCACCAACGAGGTGCGCGCCCGCGAGGAGATGGACCCGGTCGAGGGCGGCGACGAGATCTTCCACCCCGGCACGATGGTCCCGCTGGGCACTCCGCCCGGCCTGATGAACCCGCCGCCGCCGCTGATCAAGCCGGGTACTGCACCAGGCGGTCTGCCGACACCCCCGATCGCCGGCGGTGAGAACGACGGCGGCGGTGAAGATGACGAGGACGAGCCGCCCCGACGGCCGCGCGGCGCGCCGCGTAACGGAAAAAGCGTTCCGGTGAGACAGTGAGCAACCAGGAGGAATCATGACCACCGCCACCGACTACAGCTTCCGGGCGAAGATCTTCGACGTGCGCGAGCAGCGCCGGATGGCGCAGCCGCTGCACTACGAATACCGCAACGACGGCGAGCGTCCCCAGGTGATCCTGGAGGGCTACGCGGCGACCTTCGATCAGCCCTACCCGGTGTACGGCGGTCCGACCGGCGGGGGCTGGGACGAGTCGATCCACACCCGCGCGTTCGACCGTACGTTGTCCACCAGTCCCGACGTGCAGCTGCTGCTCAACCACGAAGGGCTGCCGCTGGCCCGGACCAAGAGCGGCACCATGAGCCTGTCGACCGACCCGCACGGGCTGCTGGTGCGCGCCACGCTGGACCCGACCGACCCCGACGTGCAGCGGCTCATGCCCAAGATGCGCCGCGGCGATATGGACGAGATGAGCTTCGCGTTCCGGGTGGCCAACAACGGCCAGGAATGGGACGACTCCTACACCCGGCGCACCATCACCGAGATCAACCTGCAGAAGGGTGACGTGTCGGTGGTCAACTACGGCGCCAATCCCAACACGGCGGCGATGCTGTCCACCGAGGCGGTCTCCGCGCTGGCCCAGCTGTCGAACAACGACCTGGTTGAGCTGCGCAAGATGGACCGCGATCAGGTGGAGCGGGCGATGGGCGTGCTGAAGGCGACGATCCGGGCGTCGACACCCAAGAAGTACTCCGGGGTCTCCACCTTCGCCGACCCGGGCTACCTGGACAGCAAGGGCAAGCCCGCCAAGGAGGGTAACGGCGTGAAGCGGTACCCGTTGAACTCCGCCGCCCGGGTGCGCAACGCGCTGGCGCGCTTCGCCCAGAACAAAGGCAGCTACACCTCCGAGCAGCAGTCCGCGATCATGGGCAAGCTCCGGTCGGCGGCCAAGTCGTTCGGCATCACGGTCGACGAATCCAAGACGCTGAGCGGTGTCGACCACATCGACCTGCGGCCCGACGCGGCGGGTGGCACCATGCTGGTCGCGGTCCTGCAGGACGGCAGCGAGGTGCAACTGCCCTCGGCCAAGCGGGGCACGGCCTTCAAGGGCGCTCCCTATGTCTGGCGGCCCACCGACTGGCCGTTGGACCCGCACGACGAGGAATACGACAAGGAGCAACACGCGATGATTGACGAGATTGCCGACCGCGGGCATGACGCGAGCTGCGACGGCGAGCACGACGACGACGAGTCCTGCAACGACAACGAGGATCGCGACTTCGCCGACAAGCAGGCCAAGCCGTTCAAGAAGGGCGGCGGCCGCGAGGGCGACGACGACGAGAAGAAGGGCCGGCGCGGGATGCCCGACGCGCACTCGGAGATGGACGACTACGCCGGTACCGACGCCGAGGGCGCCATCGGCGAGAACGAGGACTGCGACGAGGACGAGCACGAGCAGGAGCTGGGCCTGGACCTCGGCCTGGCCAAGGCGCTGGAAGCCACCATTGTCACCTGCTACAACATGGCCGAGGGCGACAAGGATCTGCGCACCATGCTGGCCAAGGCCCGCCGCCAGATCCGCGATCTGCAGGCCAGCGCGCCCACTGACACCGACGTGACTCGCAGGCTCGAGGAGTTGCGCGCCGAGTTCGGCGAGCCCAAGACGATCAAGGTCTCCGAAGGGCTGGCCGTGATCCGCCAGTCCGGCTTCGCCGACACCATGCAGCCCAAGACCAAAGCGAGTTAAGGAGAGAGGGAAATGACCGACACCCCCATCGACGACCCCGGCGACGCGCAGGAACCGGGCGAACCGGGCCACGACACCGACCTGGCGAAGACCGACCAGGAGCGGCTGGCCGCCGATCCCGCGCTGGAGCCTCAGCTGGCGCATGAGCGCGACGAGGCCGCTAAGCCGCCGCCGGAGGAGTGATGAACGAGGCCCTGGCCCAGGCCAGCGCCGAGAAGGCGGGTTATCTGCGCGGAAAGGGCTGGACCGAGGAGCAGATCGACGCCTATCTCGCCTCGGCACGATGGCCGGGCTGGCGCCCGCCGTGGTGGATGATGTGGACCGCGCGATGAGGTGCCCAAATTCGGGCACCGGCGTGTCGGCTCACACCGGCGGCGTCCTGGTTGCATAATCACGGGCAGGTCTGTTCCCGCGCGTACAACCGATCGCCGGAACGCCGACCGAGTGCCCCAGGTGCCGGTGACGAACCCACCAAACGGGCCGGAGCGGTGACGAGCCATCCGCCCAGTTCGGGCCACGCCCCCATCTGATCGCACCCTCATTAAGGATTCGTCATGACCGAGATGCTTGAAAGCCGCCTGGACACCGGTGTCGGTTCCAGCGGCCTGGAAGACTTCCTGAGCCAACTCGTCAAGCGGCGCGAGGCCACGGCCGAGAAGCGCGCCCGCAGCCAGCAGAAGGCCGAAGCGGTACTGCTGCTCGCCCGCGAGCAGGGCCGCGAGGACCTCGAGCCCGAGGAAGACGGCGAGTACCGCCGCTACATGAAGGACATGCGCAGCGAGGGCGCCGAGATCATCGGCCTCGACGAACGCATCGACGAGGTTCGCTCCGAGGTGGAGCGCACCGGGCAGATCGCCAAGAACCTGGCCGGTATCCGCAAGGCGACCAACAGCCTGGTATCGGTCAAGGAACAGGCCATCTACACCAAGGGCAATCGACAGCGGTCCTGGGTCAACGACCTCATCAGGCACCAGATGAACATCGACTACGACGGGTCCAGCCGCGAGCGGCTGTTCCGCCACGCCCAGGACGTCGCCACGCTCGACGAGTACAAGGAGTACCGCGACCTCTCCCGGGTCGACGGCTCCGGCGGATATGCGGTCCCACCCGCCTGGCTCATGGACCAGTACGTCGAATTGGCCCGTCCCGGTAGGGCTTTCGCCAATCTCGTGCAGCGGCAACCATTGCCCGGTGGAACCGACAGCATCAACATCCCCAAGCTGTTGACCGGTACCGCGGTCGGTATCCAGACCGCCGACAACGTGCCGGTGGTGGACGTCGATCTGACCGACACCTTCATCAACGCGCCGGTGTGCACTCTGGCTGGCGCGCAAGGGGTTTCGATCCAGCTGATCGACCAGAGCCCGATCGCCTTCGACGACGTCGTGTTCCGCGACCTGGTCGCCGCGCACGCCGCCTCGACCGACCAGCAGGTGCTGAGTGGCACCGGCGTCAGCGGTCAGGTACTCGGTGTCGACAAGACGCCGGGCATCGGTACCGTGCCGGCCTCGGCGGTCACGATTCAGGGCGTGTACTCCGCGATCGCCAACGCCATCCAGACGATCCACACGACCCGTTTCCTGCCGGCCGAGGTGATCGTGATGCACCCCCGGCGCTGGGGCTGGTTCCTGTCCCTGCTGGATGGTCAGCAGCGCCCGTTGTTCCTGCCGTCGGCCAACAACCCGTTCAACGCCGCGGGCATCCTCGAGGAGGTCGCCAGCCAGCAGGTCGTGGGCCAGATGCACGGGCTGCCGGTCGTGACCGACCCGAACATCACCACCACGGCGGGCGTGGGCACCGCGGCCGGTACGAACGACGTCATCATCGTCGCGCGTACTTCCGACCTGGTGCTCTGGGAGAGCGGGATCCGGGCGCGCGTGCTGCCCGAGACCAAGGCGCAAAATCTGACCGTGCTGCTCCAAATCTACAATTACTTAGCATTTTCGGCCGGCCGATATCCGCAGAGCGTGGTCGAGATCACGGGTTTGACCGCGCCCACTTTCTAGATCCAACGTTTTAGGACCGAGCGGCCACTCAGAAATGGGTGGCCGCTCGGTATGCGTAGTAGGTTGCAGTAAAGACCCCGCGCCTGCGTGAACAGGCCGGGGCTGTGGCCGACTGGTAAGGAGTCGGAGGAGCGGGGTAAGCGGCTGCACGTCGATCATGATCACGAGACCGGCGAGGTCCGCGGATTGCTCTGCGGTAAGTGCAATACTGCTCTCGGTATGGCCGATGACGATGTTGAGCGGCTGCTGGGATTGGTCGACTATCTTCTCCGGACACGCCCCGCACCTGCGCCCCTCTGACACCTCCCGGCGGTAATCTCCGCTCAGGCGCCCAAGGAGGTAGCGATGGCCGTTGGTCGTAAGGATCACACCGAGGCCGAGGTTTCCAGCGGTCAATTCGGCCGGCTCGCGGCACCGCCCAAGGGCGGTGTGTTCGTGCGCGATCCGGTGGCGGCCAGCGCACTGGCCGTCCGGCGCCAGGTTGAGCTGTTCGAGGCGCTGGGCCAGGAGGTGCCCGAGCACCTGGCCGCGATGGCGGCCGCGCTGGAAGGTGACGTGGCCGACGACGACGACGACGTCATCCTGGTCGACAAGGCCACCGGTGAGCTGATGGAGGATGTCGATGTCGTCGACCACGACGCGGGTGAGGACCTGCCCGACGGCGCCACTCGCGCCTGGCAGACCTCGCCGGAGCCCGAGCCCGAGCCTGAGCCCGAGCCTGAGCCCGAGCCCGTGCCTGAGCCGGAGGCCGACGACGACGAGGAAGACCTCGGGGAGTTCACGGTCGCCGAACTCAAGGCGCAGCTGGAGGAACGCGGCGTCGAGTACCCTTCCACCGCGCGCAAGGCTGAGTTGATCGAGCTGCTCTCGCAGAGTGGGTAGGAGGTGACGCCGTGCAGGATCTCGTTTCCACCGCGGACCCCGACTGGCAGGCGTTTCAAACCAAGGATCCGGACTGGTTCCTGAAGGTCGCCGGCGACGCGATCCGTATCTACTGCGGCTGGCACCTGTTCCCGAACGTGCAGGCGACCAAGGTCAGCCCGATCGGCGCCAAAGGCATCATCATGCTGCGCAGCCGGTATGTCACCGACGTGAGCAACGTGACGGTGTTCCCCAAGAGCAATGATCCGTGCGTGCTGGACCCCGAGCGCGACTACACCTGGTATGCCGACGGCTGGATTCAGCGCAACGGCTGGCCGCTGTGGGGTGACACCTACTCGGGCTATTACTACGGCAACGACCCCTACTACCTGCCGGTGTTTCAGGCCGGCGAGGCGCAGGTCACCTTCAACCACGGCTACGACGTGCTGCCCAACCCCGTCAAAGAGGTCGCCTACGAGCTCGCGCTGTCGACGATCCAGATGCGCGCGGGCAACATCAAGGAGATCGCCACCCCCGGGTTCCGGCTGGCGCCCGGGCAGTGTTTCGGCCTCTCCCTGAACGACGAGCAGAAGAACCGCCTCGCCAACTTCCGGATAGGAGGGGTCCTCTGATGGACGATCACACCCTGATCATCATCAACACCGTGTTGCTGGTCATCATCCTGCTGCTGACGCTGATGCCGTTCTGGCGGAGGCCATGACGTGTCGGCGAGTCTTTTCGACGCCGGGCTGATCCCGTCGCCGTGGCCGGTGGTGCACATCGCCCGGTATCTGGACCTCGCCACCGAGGACGAGCACGGCAACAACCCGCTGGTGCAGGAGGACCCGCCGGTGGTGCGCTGGGTGTACTCGATCACCCAGTTCGGCCGGCGCGGATCGAGCCGCGAGATCATGGGCCCCGAGTTCGCCGAGCGCATCGAGTCGATCCTGCACATGGCGTGCAACGACCCTACCGTCTACAAGGCGTCCGACCAGGTGATTCTCGCTCCGGAGCTGGACACGCTGGGTAACTGGGTGCCCGAGTCCGGGGTGGCCTTCTGGGTGGACGGCGACCCGTCCGATGAACGCACCGGACCGTGGCCGGACCTGCTGGAATGGTCGGGCGGGCTGGTCAAGCTGAGGCGGATTACATGACCTCCTTCGAGCCGGTCGCCGAGTGGGGCTCAGAACCCGACCCGGGCTCCGAGCACGCGATGGCCGAGCTGGAGGAACAGCAGGCTTCCGAACACCTGCCCGAGCGCATCGAGGTCGGGCTGGGCATCTACCTGGTCATTCACCCCGACGCCTTCCGGCGCATCATGCACAACCCTGAGATCGAGGCGATGGTCGACGAACGCGGCCGGGAGCTCGCCGAGGAGGCCAACGCGCTGGCGGTCATCCCCGATGCGCAATATGTCTGGTGGCATTCGGACAACATGGAGAACATCCGCGCCCGCGGCCGGGTCAAGCCGGGCAACGCGAAAGCCCGCCTCGACGACGAGTGGAACTCCACTCTGCTCAAGGCGTACGCGGCGGTGGGCTCGGATCCCTACCCTGAGCATCTGCGCCGCGACCCGAACTACGAGGGCGCCCAGAGCTACGACTTCGAGGGCGAGGATAGCCACTACGCCGAGGCGTACCCGGCGATGGAAGCGGTCGCGGCCGCCGACGAAGGGCCTGAGGAATGACCCGCGCCGGGCCCACCGGCTCCGACCTGACCCGCCCGCGCTCCACGGTGCGCCCGCCGCCCTCCGAGGCGCTGGCCAAGGCGTACTTCACGCCGTTGGTCACCCCGACCCCGGTGGCCACCCGCGCACCGCAGCCGTCCAAGACCGCCGACACGATCAACGGCTTCCTGCGGATCGAGGCCGGTGGTGGCGTGCTGCGTGGCGAGATGTTGTTGTGGGACGTGGCGATAATTCTGCACGCGTACGCCAACAACTCCGAGGAGTACCTGGCCGAGCAGCTGATCGACGACGCCGTGGCCTGGGGCGCCAACGCCGCGGGCTACACCCAGCAGATGACCAACGGGGACAACTGGTACATAACCTACTCGCGGGCCACGTCGCTGCCGACACGCAAGGCCGACCCGTATGTGAACATGACCCGCTACCGGGCGATGGTCACCTGGCGTATTCCGGGTCTGCCGCCCCGGGCGCCGGGGCAGCGCCAGGCTCCCCAGCGCGCGCCACTGCCGCCCGCCGCCCCGCCTCCGTCGCGCCGCCGCCGTTGACCCGGTGTCCATTTCCGGACACCCGGTTCACTGTCCGCGCATCCGTAGCTGCTCGTCGAACGACGGCGCTTCGGAGATTTCGGGACCGAAAGTACTCAGTTCGATGCGGGTGACGGCCTCGGTGATCGCCGCACGGTAGTCGCCGCGGAAGTCCTCGGGAGTGAGGATCTGTTCGACGACGGTGCGGGTGCCGAGCTCCACAACCACGGTGATTTTCATAACGCCTCCTTCCTATCGGCGTCGTTGTGAGTAAAGCACTCGTTGCGGGCTAGCCTGACGGCGTTACCAGCCGCGTCCTCGTCGGTGAACGTTCCGACGTGGTGATGTTTGCCGTTGTGGGTGAAACCAGCAATCCATTTTCCCCCGGTCAGATGTACGCCGCGGTAGCGCGAGGTCTTGTTGGATGCGTTGGGCCGACCGCTGTGGTTCTCGATGTTCTGTTTGTGAGTGACTTCGCGGAGATGATCAATTCGCACACAACGGGGATTGCGGCATCGGTGATCAAGATGTTTTGTGGGCCATTCGCCGTAGGCGAGGAACCAGGCATAGCGATGCACGTAGATCTGGCGGCCCTTGTCCTGGAGTTTGCCGTAGCCGCGTTCGGTGACGCTGCGCATCCAGATGTAGCAGCGGCCCAGGCCGGGATCTTCAGGCAAGGGCCCCGCAGCGATGCCGTTGGCGAACCTGGTCTCAAGGCTGGCCCATTTCCCGATCATCTCCGCTGGCCCGGGACCGCCGTACTTCAGCCACCGCGCATGGTGCATGTCGCAAAAGCCCTGGCACCTTGTTGGCTTGAGGCAACCCTCGACGTTGCACACACCAGCATCTTTGCATTTCGGGCGTGCGGACACACGAAATCGTAACCGGGCGTGTCTTGCGCGGTTAGTTACCGTGGCGGATCCAGACTGCCCTCGTCATCCCGCTAAGCAGGAGGAATCTGATGACGAGTGGATCTGGTCCGATACTGGTCTCCGACGTTCAAGAAGTTGCGGCACCGAGTCCGAAAATCACCGGCGGTGTGCTGGTCGCGCCCCTGGGCACCGCGCTACCCACCGACGCCACCACCGCGCTGGACCCCGCGTTCATCACGCTGGGCCGGGTCGGCGTGGAAGGTGTGGACCGCACTGAGGAACGTCCCAACACCGAAATCAACGACTGGGGCGGCGACCTGATCGCCGTGCTGCAGGAGAAGTACGGCATCACGTTGAAGTTCAAGCTGCTGCAGCTGATGAACGCCGACGTGCAGAAGGCCGCGCACGGCGCCGCCAACGTGACGGTGACCCCGCCCACGTCGACCAATGGCACGCTGATCGCGTCGAAGATGAACCGCGAGCTGCTCGACTACGGGTCGTGGGTGATCGACGCCTACTACCTGAAGATGTCGATGCGCCTGGTGGTGCCCTACGGGCGTATCACCTTGGTCGGCCCACTCAAGTGGGTGCACAAGGAGCTGGCGGCTTATGACCTCACGCTCAAGCCGTTCCCCGACGTGAACAACAACCACGCCTACGAGTACTGGACGGACGGCGAGCACACATGACGGTCGCCGCCAAGCGTAAGCCGGCGCCACGCACCACGGCACCACGCAAGGCGGCGAAGCGGGTTAGCACCAACGGCACCAACGGCGCCGCGACCACCAACGGTGTGGCCGCGGCACGCGAACCCGAGGAGTTCATCCCGATCCCGCCGCCGGAGGACCCGGTGCCGCCGGAGGAATTCATTCCGCCGACGGCGCCGAGCGCACCCGAGCCGCCCAAGTCGCGCTGGGAGCACTCCTATGCGCACCGCAACGCCGACGGCAGCGCGGGCGATCCGTACACCGACGCGGAGCTGTTCGTGTTCACCCCGATACCGGGTGGTCCGGCCGGGGATGCGCCGATCGTGTTCCCGCGCATCGACACCATCCGCCCGACGTACAACTTCATGTGGAAGCTGCGCAAGTTCGACCAGGTCCAGATGAGCCTGGAATGGATGGATCTGGCCAGAGTGCCCGACCGGGTGCAGGAGCGGGTCACCCTGCTCCCCGACATCGAGCAGGCCAGGTTCTTCGAGGGCTGGTTCGCGCCGGCCGTGTCGCCGCAGACGCAGGTGGGACCGCCGGGGGAATCGTGATGCTGGCGCACGTCGTGGGCGATTGCTGGCATGCCTTCCACCGCGACGTGATGGCGCTGAACCGGGACGTCAATGCGCTGACGCTGGCCGAGATGGTGTCCGTCGTCGTCGGCGCACCGCCCGGCTCGTCGGTGCGCCACTGGCTCGACGGCGGTTGGTCACAGGAGGCGCAGCTGCTCGCCAACATGGCCGAGCAGAACGCCGGGATCGCGACGATGACCGAGCCCTACGCCCGGCCCGGGGTGGCCCAACGGCCCGAGGATCCACTGCGGGGCACCCAGTTCTTCCCGGCTGATGTGATCACCTGGGAGGAGGCCGACCGCCGCGATGCGCAGCGGTACGCCAACGCGGCACCGGCTAGGCCCGGCACCACGAAAGTCAGGACGATCTGATGAGTGCACCCGGCGCCGGCGAAGGCATCTCATGGGTTGACGTCGCGGCCTCAGCTGCCGGGATCTACCGGCAGATGGAGCAGATCGGCCGCGAGGCCGCGACCGGGTTCGCCAACCAGTTCAACGCCAACCTCGCCGCGCCGCTCAACGCCGCGCTGGCGAACAATATGCGCCAGGCCGTGACGTCGGCGGGCGCCCAGATCGCCGGGATGCAGGCCGGGGTCAGCCGGGCTTTCGCCGCGGCTGAGGCGGAGTCCGCCGCGGCTGGCGGAAGCGCCGGGCGGGCGTTCTCCACCTCGTTCCTGAGCCAGGCGGGCGCCCAGAACGTCGGCAAGATGGTGGCCAGTGCCATCACCTCCGAGGTTCAGCACGCAGATTTCCGGGGAATCTTCGGGTCGGTTGCCGAGCAGGCTCAGAAGGCCAGCCAGGCGATGCGGGTGCATTTCGATGAGAGCGCGCGTGAAGTAAGCAGGAGCTGGGCCGAGGCGTCGAACCAAGCCTTCCGCGACGTCGCCGGGGCCGTCCAGGCGTCGTCGACCGGGCAGCGGGCCGGCGAGGAGTTCGGCGGGGGTTTCCGGCGGGCGGTGCTGAGCAGCAATCTGAGCGAGCTGCTGCCGGTGGCACTGCCGGCGAAGTTCCGCGGCACCGGCGAGGAATCCGGCCAGGAGTTCGGCGGCGGATTCGGCCGCCGACTCGGGGAGTTCCTGTCGACGCAGCGGTTCGAGCAGTTCGAGCCGATGTGGACCGAGCAGTTCGCCCGCATGGGCGCGATGGCATCGGAGTCGTTCTCGGCCCGGCTCAACTACAGTTTCGCCGAGCGGCTGCAGTCATTCCGCGCCGAGCAGTCGCAGTTCCTCGACCAGGTGAGCACGCTGTACAGCCAATTCGGCGACCGGGCGTCCAGCGTCTTCGGTGAGGGTTTCCGCGGTGTCACCGCGCAGGTCGGCAAGCAGATGCGCTTCGAGCAGCTGCTGCCGCAGTTGGCCCAGCAATTCGGCACCATCGGCGGGCAGACCGCGCAGGCGTTCAACCAGGCCTTCGGCAGCAGAATCAAGGTCAGCCCGATGATGGCCGACTTCTTGTCGCTGATCCCCGGGTGGGGACGGATGCTGGACCTGCTGGGCGAGAAGAGTGCCGCCGTCGCCCGCCGCGGCGTCGAACAGATCGACCAGCTCAGGGACAAAACCCTCAAGACGTCCATGGAACTGGACGCGGCGGCGCACGCGATGGGCGGCAAGGTCTACGGCCACCCCTTCCTGGACCCCGAGGCCGCCGGGCAGGCCGCGTCGCGGTCGGCACAGGCGATGGCCGACGCGATGAAGGGCCCCTCACTCGAGATCGCCGCCTTCGTCGGGCGCGTGTTCGTCGACGCCATGAAGAACTCCTTCGAGTTCATCAACAAGGAGTTCAAGGACTGGGGCGAGGTGGCCAAGGGCGCCGCCGAGACCGCGATGGGCGCCTTCACCTCGGTGATCGAAGGCAAGGTACCCGATTTCCAGGCCGCGTTCGGCCTGGTGGCCCAGACCACCAAGACTGCGATGGAGACCCCGCTCAACGCGATCAACATGGGCATCGACTCCACCGTCGGGCACATCCCGGTCATCGGATCGGCGTTCAAGGCGGTAGCCGGGGAGGCCCAGGAGGCGATCAACGCCGTCTTCTCGGGCATCTCGACCTACACCTCGATCGCCGGACAGTTCGCCAAGGTCTTGACCGACATCGGCGACCGCTGGCAGGAGACCGCCCGCAAGGTCGCCGGCCAGACGCTGGGCGTCGAGCACCTCGAGAGCTACCTGGAAGTGGTGCGCGACATCGCCGGCTCCGGCGAGCTGGTGCACTTCAAGGATGTCGCCAGCGTGGTCGGCGAACTGAGTCAGCGCCTGTCGGGACTGAGCAACGGTGCCGGGCTGAGCCGTGGGCAGTTGACCGAGCTGGCGACCACCCTGGCCGAGGGCAACGAACTGCTGGGCGACACCAAGATCAACGTCGACAACCTCACCGCGGCGTTCAACTCCTTCGACGTTCCGGCCGGCCAGACCAATCGGCTACTGACCGAGTTCGTCAACATCGCCCGGATGACCGGCGCCGACATCAACGAGCTGACCCGTGACCTGGACTTGATGTCCCCGGCGTTGCAGGCGACCGGGCTGGACGCGCAGGACTCCGCGATGATGATGGGCCTGCTCAACCAGGAACTGGGCAAACCGGCGCTGGGCCGCTACTCGTTCGCGTTCAGCCATCTGGTCGAACAGCTGAACAAAATCGGCATGCCGATGCAGGAGTTCGTGGGGATCATCCAGGCGTACGACCTGACCACCAGGGAGGGCCGGGCGGGCGCGGTCGCGTGGGTGGAGTCGATGGGGCTGCAGGCCAAGGCCGCCGAGAACTTCGTCGACCAGATCCGCCACGGCATCATCCCCACCCACGAGGCGATGGTCGACGCGTTCAACAAACACGGCCGGGCGCTGGCCGAGCCGTTCAAGGAAGCGTTGGAGGCCACCAAGCAGCTCGAAGACACGATGGAGCGGCTACAGAGCCAGGTGATGGCCGCACTGGCACCACTGGGCGAGGGGCTCGTCGGCAAGCTCAACGAGGTGGGCGACCACATGAGCAGCTGGCTGCAGCTGCATCAGGACGAGTTCATCGGCTGGGTCGGGCGCATCGCGGAGAAGCTGCTGGAGTGGGGCGCCAAGATCACCCACTTCATGGCCGACATGCTGCGCGACATGTCGGGCTCCCTGCAGTTCTTCAAGAACGCCACCGTGATCGCGATCGCGACGGTCAACGAGGCGTTCATGGCGATGACCGCGCCGTTCGCCAAAATGGGCGGCCCCGACCCGACTGGGCTGGTCACCGCCATGAAGGGGATCAACAAGGCCACCACCGACGCGGTCCCCAGCCTGAAGGAATTTCTGGACCTGCGCCTGGACACGATGGCCGATAAGGGCGCCGACGCCCTGGACGCCCTCGGCAACAAAATGGAGGGCCTGCAGGGGCCGCTGGCCGACCTGATCAACAACAGCAAGGCCGCCGCGCGGGTGTGGGAGGACTTCCGCGCCGTCTACGGCGCGCCGATGACCGACCCGCTGGGCAACGTCGAGCTCGACGAGCACGGCCACGTCAAGCGCAAGGCGGCCGAGCTGCAGGACGCGCTGGGTGCCGTCGGTGACGACATGACCATCGACCCGACGGCCCTCAAGCAGGTGCAGGACCAGCTGGCGCGCCACGGCATCCAGGTCGACGCGGATACGGCCACCGGCAAAATCAAAAAGTTCGTCGCCAGCACGCAAGAAGACCTCGACACGCTGCAGGAATACCTGAACACCAGATTCGGGCCCGACGAGTTCGTCAAGATCTCCGAGCACGCCAAGATCGAGTTCAAAGTCGAGCCGATACCCGGTAAAACCCCGCAGCAGTCGCTCAAGGACATGGGTGTGGCGCCGGAGCTGGCCGACTCGTTCGCCAACGGCGGCATGAACGTCAACCTCTACACCCATCTGTTCGGCGCGCCGCCGGGAACGCCGGGCGGTCCCCCCAAGGAGCCGCCAGCCCCGCCGAAGCTGCCGGGCTGGATGGAAGGCATCGAGGGCGCCGCCCAGACGGGCACCGCGCTGATGGCCGGCCCCGGCGCTCCGCTGATCTGGCTGATGCAGGCGCTCGGCGACATGTCCCAGTACCAGCACGGCGGCACCGTGGGCGGCCCGGGCGGCACCGATCGGGTGCCGATCTGGGCGACCGCGGGCGAGAAGGTGATGAACCTTCCGGCCTCAACACGGTTCGGCCCGCAGCTGGACTGGATGAATGCGCAGGCGTTCCAAACCGGCGGCACGGTGCTCGACATGGCCGGGATTGCGCCCGGCCTACAGGGAGCCACCGGTGGCATCGCACTGCCGGCCGGGATCAATGTGCTGACACCGCAGCCGATGGGCGAGGGCGACACCATGACCCGCGCCGGGGTCCCCGACAAATTCCAGGGCGACGTGGTCATCGGTGGAGTCACTTCGCCCGGAGTGGCGTTTCCCACCGCGCTGAACGTGAAGGAGGGCGAGAAAAAAGGCCCGTCGGAGGTGATGGACTCCATCGGCATCCCGTCGAGGTTCCAGGGCAGCGAGGGCCTCGACGTGCCGGTGAAGCTCACGCTTGCGCCGGGCGAAACCCTGCCGAGCTCCGCGGCGACCACCGGCGCGCCCGCATCCGGCGCGCCGGCCGCGCCGGCGACCGGCGACGTGCAGAACCAGGTGTATGCGGCCATGGCGACCGGCGGCTGGGCCGGCTTCAACGGGGGCGGCTACACCGTGGACCCGGGGCAGATCCCGGGGATGAACTTCGACTGGTGGACGAGTATCCAGAGCCACTACGGCACCCCGCACGGCATCCCACTCTGGGGCGGCTCGTCAAGGAACCAGACCGGCGGCCTGATCGGCATGGCCAGCGGCGGGGCACTGGGGGCGGGACCGCTGCACGGCGGGGCCAAGACGTCGCTGAGCTATCACTCGCCGAGCCACCTGGCCCCCCATGTCGGACTGCCGGGAACCTCGGCCACTTACTGGAAGGGCATGATCGCGGGCGGCTTCGCGCCCGATCAGTGGTCCGGGGTGTCCAAGATCATCGCGGGCAGCCCCTCGGAGGGTTTTTCGCACGGTGAGTCCGGCTGGAGTCCGAACGCCTGGAACCAGACCGACAGCAACGCGACGGCGGGCGACCCGTCCGTCGGGCTGGGGCAGCTGACGCTGTCGAACTACCGCAGATACGGCTTCCCCAACGTGCACACCCCGCAGGACGCGATGGCGCTGGGCCCCTACAACCAGGCCGTGGCGATGATGAACTACATCAAAGGCCACGCCGGGTCGCCGAACGCGGAGTGGGAGCACTGGAAGATCAACCAGAACTATGCCCTGGGCGGGATGGTCGGAATGCAACCGGGCGGCCTGCTCGGCAATCTCCCGCAGGCACCGGGTCCCGGCGGGCTCGACGAAACCAGCGCCATCCTGCGCGCGTGCGAGGCCGTGGGACTCAACCCGGCCGTGTGGATGGGGCCGATGAAGGTCCTGATCGGACGTGAATCCGGCGGCCAGAAAACGGGGTGGTGGGAGCCAGGCGTCACCCAGCACGGCTACATCGACGTCAACACCGGGATCAACGAGGCGGTGGGCGCGGCCCAGGTCACCCCCGGCACGGCCGCGGAGTTCGGGGTGGACCCGAAGGGACTGCGCAACCCGCTGACCAACCTGATCGCCTCGATGCGCTACATCCAGCGGTATTACGCCAACGGCGCGCCAGACCGCCCGCGCGGCAAGGGCGGTCTGGGTAAGAACGTGCCGCCGGACCTGGCGGTCCTCAACGTGCAGCAGGCCGACTCGACGATGGCGCCGATGGGATACCAAAAAGGCGGGCTGCTGTCCGGGTTCTTCAAGGGGATACTGGGCGAACTGGGCTTCGCGCTGCCCGAGAAGAAGGGCGACGAGGAGCACAAGAGTTTCTGGGAGATGCTGACCGGCAACAAGCCCGAGGGGTTCAACGGCGGCGGGCACATCAAGGGCAACTACTGGCCAGGGCGCGACACCGTGCCGATGAAGGTGCCGCCGGGCACGTTCATCATGAACCGCAACAGCAGCCAGAACTACGCCGACATCCTCGACCACATCCTGGGAGTGGGCCCGCAGGGCAGCTACGCCACCGGTGGCATGATCCCGATCATCGCCCAACCCGGTGAGCGGGTCATCCCGCCCGGCGCCGCGCCTGCTGGTCTGCTGCACGCGATGAACCAGGGGACCCTGCAACGGCGCGCGACCGGCGGCGGGACCGGGGTGTTGCAGGTCATCTACAACCCGCCCAACACCCGCGAGTTCTACGGGGAGGCGGCGCCCTATGGGCTAGTCGGGCCCGGCACCAGCCAGCCGCAGTACTACAACGCCGACTGGGGCGGACACCACGGGCACGTGCACACCAGCTTCGAGACCGGCCCCGACGGGGCGCCCTACGGGATGCCGACCGGGACCAATCTGCCCGGCACCGGCCACGAGCACCCCGAGTTCGCCAGCGCGGGCTTCGGCTGGGTGTTGGCACTGGGGCGCCAGTACGGGCTGAACGCGTCCACCTATCCGGGCCATCAGGAGCACGGCGGCAAGAATCACGGCCTGGACTGGTGGCCTGCGGGCAAGGCGGACATGAGCGGTCTCTCCTACACGCCGGAGGAGACCGACCGGCTGCGCCGTTTCGCCTCGGCGATGCGCTCGACCGGCGCGAGCGGGTCGGGGGCCTGGGGCGGCGCGTCCACCGCGGGCAGCTACGCCGGCAGCTACGGCAGCGCCGCGATCGGGGGCAGCACCCGGCTCTCTCCGGCCGGTGCGGCACTGCGCGCCCAGCTCAAGGCGGTGCTACCGTCCTGGCTGTCCTCGGCGCTGGGAATGCAGGGCGGCGGCGAGCCGGCCATCGTGCCCTCCCCCTACAGCAGCGTCATGGGTGGCGATGGTCCCGACGACGGCGGCGGTGGTGACCGCGACGCCCCTGCCGCACCCGGCGACCGGCCACCGCCGCACTCGGAGGGGGCCCGGGCGGCGGCCGACACCCCCGGCGCGGTGAGCACCAGGTTCGGGTACTACGTGTATCCCTCGCTGGACAACCTGATGGGCATGACGGTGAAGCAGGCGCACGACTTCATCGAATGGCTGCACGCCGCCGAGCGGGCCCAGGAGAACCTCACCAAGGACACCACCAGCCTCGACAAGGCCATCCAGGACCAGATCAACACTGCCGAGCGGCTGCGCCAGGCACGGGAAGCGGTCACCGGCATCGAGGACCAGTACAAGGATTCACTGGCCAAGATGACCGCGCAGCAGCGCCGGGACTGGGAGGAGAACTTCAAGCCATACAAGGATGCGATGGCCGAACTTCGCAAGGCCACCACGGCCGACGAGGCCGCCACCACGGCGGTCACCAACGCCAAGAGGGCCCAGCACGACGCCATCATTGACCAGACCGAGAAGGAGCTGGCACCGGCGCCGGGAACCAAGGAGAAGACGACGCCGGACGAGAACGCCGCCTCGATGGGCGCGGGTCTGGTCAAGGGCATGGCCCAGGAACTCGGGTTCGGCGACGTGTTCGCCAAGCCGCCGTGGGAGTGGGGCATCTGGAAGCTGTTCGCCGGCGGCGCGTCGTTCGCGCTGAACCTGGCCAACATGGTCGGCGAAGCGGGTGGCGTCGGCGGCAAGTGGAAGGGCACTGGGGGTCCAGGCGCCGGTCTGGGCGCCTCGGGTACCGACCAGGCGCCGGGCGGTGCGGCCACCACGCCCGCGGCCGGGGGACCTGATGCATCGGGCGTGTACACGATGCCCTGGGGTGAGAAGGACATCCCCTCCGGCGGCGGCTACACCTACCAGCACGGCGACATGGTCAACAGGAAGGGCAGGTGGTATCCGAAAGACACGGCGCCGGCGGAGGAGAAACCGAACATCCAGCCCGAAGGCAGCGAGGAGCCGGGAATGGAGGGCGCCCCCGAAGGGGCGCATTTCCTCACACCACTTGCGGGCGCGCCGCCGGGGGCGGAATTCGAGATGACGCTCAACGGTAAACGCACCCGCAGATTCTGGGGTCACGACAAAAAGGAGATAGCGCCCCCGGCGTCGGCGGCGCCGCCACCAGGGGGCGGGGCCGGGCAGCTACCCGGGGCCGGGCCGGGGAGCGGACCGCCCAAGGGGCTGCCGGGGATGTTCCCGGGGAGCGGATCGGCCGGACCGGCCGCCTCGGGGGACCCCAACGTGTACTTCGGTGGGGGCGACGGTGGCGGCGGCGGCGACAGCGACCGTGACGGCGGGTGGGGCGGCGCGGGTTCCGGTGGGTCGATCGGCGGCGCGGGCGGCATTCTCGACTGGCTGGAGCACCCGGCGTCCCTCGCGATCCGCCAGGCCCGCGCCGAGGGGCGCCTCGGCCCCCCGCCGGCGGCCAACATCGCACGCGGGATGGCGGCCAGCCAACCGCCCGCGGCGACCCCGGGAGCCGCGATGAGCGGCGGCAACAGTCTGACCGTCAACCAGAACATCGACCCCAAGCCCGGTGACAGCGCCAAGAATTTCATCCAGTCCTCGATGCTGTCCTTCATGCGGGCGCCGGCATTCTTCGGCGGCGCGGGGGTGCCGGCATGACCACTTCGCGCCCGCGTGGCATGACCCGCGCCGCCATCGCCCCCCGGCTGGTCACCGTCGGCGGGGTGCAGACGAACTGGCCGCAGGGTAGCTACTCGACGGCCTATCTCCCCGAGCTGGTCGCACCGGTGAGCTTCCTGCAGCTGCCGCCGCAGGTGCGCGGCATGATGACGCACCTGGTGTACCTGGTGCCCGACCTGTCCCGGGTGTTCAACCTGGCCGGGCCGAACAAGGGCCGTGAGGGGGTTCGGCTGGCCACCCAGCTGCAGGGTGATCAGCAGTGGCCCTTCAAGCAGGTGCTGGTCAACAGCCCCTACATGTTCGGCGCCAGTATCGAACGCCAGAACATCCCCGAGCGTCAGTTCGACCTGGGCATCATCGTGGGCACCCAGGCTCCGCCGATGACCGAGTACCAGTACCGGCTGGCCGAGGACAACTGGTGGGCCGGCCAGGATGAGGCCAACGACGGCTGGATGGGCGTCTACACGCGCTACTCGGGCTGGCGCTGGATTCCGGTGCGCCCGCAGGAAACGGTCAAGAGCGCGCAGAAGATCGACCCGGTCGCCTACGGCAACAACGCGAGCCAGTGGGACATCACCTGGCTGGCGGCGCGCCCGTACTTCACCAAGCCCTCGCTGTACAAGACGTTCTCGGCGGCCAACGCCGGCCCGCCCAAGGTCTACCCGCAGGGCGGGGGCATCCTGAGCGGGCTGGTCACGTTCGTCGACGAGCTGACCGGGATGAGCGAGTTCTACTGGGGCACCCTGCCGATCGCCAACCGCGGCGACCTGCCGAGCTACGTGAGCTTTCTGGTGTCCAGTCCCGGGCAGGCCATTGTGCAGGACAACGACTCGACCCGGCTGGTGGCGCTGCCGCAGACCGCGCCCTCGATGGGCACCTACCTGTGTGACACCGAGCCCTCCAAGCGCACCCTGACCTCGGCGGCCGATCCGAAGGACTCCCTGGTGTTCGACCTGATCCGGCAGTCGATGGTGCTGGACTTCTTCCTGTCCGGCATCGCCAACCAGGGCGTTCCGCTGCAGCTTCAGTGGAATAATAAATTTATGTTTGCTGTACCACCGCAGACGGTGACCAACCTGACGGTGGCGCACAGCGACCCCAACGGAGTGATAGTCGCCATAATCCCACAAAGGTTTAAGCGGAGCCGGTGAATTATGGTGCTACGCAGCGAATCCCAGAATCTCTGCCCGCGACGGCAGGGGCCACCGACCATGTTTACGGCGGTTGCACGAGATACAGATCGGCCTCAGGTTGCACAGCATATGTTTGCCACCGACCGCCAATGGTTTGACGTGATCGACCTCGTCGGCCGGATCGCCGCAGACCCAGCAGCAGTTGTTCCAGTAGGTGAACTTCCCCTCGAGTTCCTCGATAGTGAACGGGATCGCGCCGGTCTGTTTACGTGCTCGTCGCAGCGCGCCATACATCCTGCACCGCAGGCGATAACTCGGCTCGGTGTCATATCGCTCGTGGTGACGTTGGCGAGCATAGGCACGCAAGTGTCGGCGGTTCCGCGCGCGGTAACCGGCGTAATACCTACGTGGTTCCTTCCTGGAATATCCAGCGGCGTAATCACGCACTTGCTCAGGATTGGCTTTTCGCCACCGGGCAGATGCGGCCTTAATGCAGTCTTTGCAGATGCGAGGGACGCTGGCGTAGAACGCCTCCGGCGGCTTCGCTTCTCCGCATCGTCCGCACCGCTTCACGTCACGCACCCTAAGCCGGCGGTGTGACATGAGCCAGGCGCTACAGGACATTCTCGGCCTGCCGACTGCCAGCACGGCCGGGATGAAGCTGACCAGCTGGGTGCAGTCGTTTCTGCCGATTCCCGGGGTCGCCGGGGAACCGCCGCTGACCCAACCGGTGGCGGCCGCGACCTATCTCGAGGGCGTGCGGCTGACCACGCTGATGGCGGCCAAGAACAAGCCGCTGATCCGGCTGGCCGACAACAACCTCGACGTCATGCAGGAGCTCGACGGCGAGGTCGACGTGAGCGTCGAGGAGTTGATGGACGACACCGGCAAGTGCTCGGTGAAGATCACCTACGACAACTGGCTCACCGACTACATGACCAACCAGACCCACCTGGTCGCCGACCTGCACCTGCTCATCGACCCGATCCCCACGCAGCAGGACTGGCGCAAACGCTGGGGCGGCAAGATCACCGAGATCCACGTCAAGAAGGACGACAAGGGCGTTCACGAGATCGAGCTGACCGCCCTGAGTTTCTTCGAGCACGCCAAGCGCCTGCTGATCGCGGCCAACCCGATCTTCCCGCCGGAGATCCAGCTGCCGCGCATGTGGGTGCTGCCCGGACCGGTGCGCACCATCTGCATGGTGAGCGCCTTCATCAACCTGGCCCGGCTGTTCATGCCGGGCTGGTCGACGATCACCAACGCGCTGAACCCGTTCGGCTGGATCGACCCGCTCAACGCCGACGCGCTGACCAACTTCCTGCCGACCGCCTGGCCGATCCAGGTGGCGTTCGTGGACCCGTTGTTCGACCAGTCGCGGTGGAGCGCGGTCGGCGCGACCTGGAAGAACTGGTACGACTCGTTCAAGGACATCCTGAATGACGCCGGCTGCATCATGCGGGTCTACACCTACCTCAAGACCGACCCGGACTCGCCGAACGGCGAGCTGGCGGGGCTGCTCAACACCATCCCCGACACGCTGAACAACCTGGGCGTCGACACCAACAACCTCAAGAGCAACCTCGACAAGCTGGCCGCCCCGCAGCGCAACTGCTGCGTGTTCGCCTTCGAGCAGAAGGACGGCGTCACCGGCCCGAGCGGAACCGCGGCCGATGGATTCCTGTCCACGGTGGCGGTGACGCTGGACGACCTGATCACCCCGATCAGCTATGACCTGGGCAGCGGAAAGGTCTACGACCCGGCGGCCATCCTGAACGGCGAGCCGCTGGCCGACGCGGCGGGCATCGACCAGTCCACGCTGATCTCCACGCTGCTCGACGTGGCACCGGCGCCACCGAAGGTCATCTGGTGGGACTCGACCTACAACGGCATCATCAATTCCGATCTGACCTGGCACAAGGGTTCGCCCAAGACGATCATGACCGGCTCCAAATCCCCGGTGCTGGTCAACCAGGCGCAGACCTTCGCCATCCGCTACGGACTGTCTCAGCTCCAGCTGGTGATTACCGAGGGCCTGTTCGGACAAGTGGGCAGCGCGCCGATCGGTGCGGGACTTGACAACTTGTACCAGGGGCAGCTTGATAATACATTATTGGCCTGGCAAAGATTCACTGATCCGGTCCGCGCCCTCTATGGCGGCGACGTGGCCTGGCAGGAGCACTTCGAGCAGGGCTCGGGCACCGCCTACACGCTCGCGTCGGTGCTCACCCTGCGCGACGGGAACTGGAAGACCCGCACGTTCGTCGCGTTCAAGGCCGACGCCATCGACGGGATGCCGTGGATCGCCGACTACGACTACTACCTGGGAGATCGGGTCGGCTTCGAGGAGAACGGGATCATTTACGTCGACAACGTCTACGGCATCAAGCGGGAGTGGAGCTGGGACAAGCCACTGACGGTGAGCCTCAAGATCGGCCAGGACAAGCACAAGGGCGATCCGTTCGCCGCCGCGTTCAAGACCATCGGCGCGGTCTACAGCCTGATCAGTGAGGTAGCTGGCGAAGGCACTATTTTCGAGGCATAAGGAGAAAAACACGTATGAACTGCACTGATGTAACTATTATACATTTATGGATGATTACAACGAGCGGTGGTTGCCGGTAGTGGGATTCGAAGGGCTCTACGAAGTCAGCGACCTGGGCAGGGTGCGGTCATTGCCGCATCCGCGCCGGGTGCGCGGCGGCGGCACGGCCATGCACTGCGGGCGGCTGCTCAAGCCCTACCCACAGACCAAAGAGGGGCACCTGATCGTGGTGCTGTCCAGCTGCAACGTGCAGGAGCGCCACTATGTGCACCGGCTGGCGTTGGAGGCGTTCGTGGGACCGTGCCCGCCGGGGCTGGAGTGCCGTCACTTCCCCGACCGCGACCCGGCGAACAACCGGCTGGACAACCTCTCGTGGGGAACCAAGACCGAAAACGCGCAGGACCAGCAGGTGCACGGCACCAACCGCAACACCAACAAGACGCACTGCCCGCTCAGGCATGAGTACACGCCGGAGAACACCTACCTGTATCTGAATAAGAAAACCGGGGTGACCTCGAGGATCTGCCGCGAATGCCAGCGCACACGTAACCGGGAGCGGATGCGAGCCATCGCGGCTCAGCGTCCAAGGAGCGGCCATGGCGCCTGAGCACCCGGTGCCCAAAAATGGGCACCCCCCGATCGTCGAGGGTCAGCCGCGTGACGTCGGCGCGCGTAACGCGCGGCCCGACTCCCGCTACACCCCGAGCTCCTCGGCCGACGACTACGCCGGCCAGGCACCCCTGCTGCAGTTCGGCGAGCACGGCGAGCTGACGCACAAGACCATCGAGGCGGCCGGGCTGACCGGGCAGGAGCGCAAACTCGCCCAGGAGATGCTCAAGGTGCAGGCCGCCTACCTCGAGATCTATCAGGCGCTGGACTATCCCACCGACCCCGACGGGCACACCGTCGATCTGTCCGGTGTCTATATGACCCAGCCGAAGGTGGCGATCGCCTGGACGCTGGCGCTGCTGGGGTTCCGGCGCTCCGCGCACGTCTACGTCAAGAAGCGCCCGTACACGGCGCCGGGCTGTTATGAGGGTGCCTACACCTATGTGGACGTGCGCGCGCCCGACGACGCCGCCGGCGAACTGCTGCCGCACCACCGTTCCACCGAGCATCACCTGCCGCCCGACACCCGTCGGCTGGCCGCGATGCGCGACGGCGACCGGGGCCAGCAGCTCGCGTCGCCCTGGTCGGTGACCCCGACGATCACCGAGGAGTGGGTGTGCTCGGTGTGCAAACGCGAGCTGGAACCCGGCCAGTCCTGTCCTGACTGCGCGGAAAGGAAGCCATGAGCGTCCCGGCCTATTTCACCGACCCCACCGCGCCGCCGCCGGTGGCACCCCCACAGCTCGGGGAGCTGGTGCCACTGGGGCACGCGGTGATCAACGTCCACGTCAAGGCGCAGGCCACCATGCCCGGCACACCCTCGGGCTACTCCGCGGACCTGGAGGTGATGGCCGATCAGGGCGACCTGGACACCTCGGCGCTCGACGGCGCGCAGGGACCGCCGGGGCCGATCAGCTTCGCCACCCGCCAGATCATCGACCCGACCGCCAATGACCCGACCAGGCTGAAGCCGCTGACCGACACGCCCCATGACATCGGGCGCTACTACATCATTCAAGAACACGACAGCCAGGGTCTGGTCACCGCGCAATGGGCCTACATCTGGTACGGCGCCAGCTACCGCAAGCTGATGATGGGCTCCTGGGGACCCCCGGGCCCGGTGCCCGACATCACCCCCGACGTCGAGCTGATCGACCCGTCGGCGCAGTCCTACGTGGAGACGTTCGGGCCGCGGCTGGACCCGTTCTGGCTGTTCCACCTGGCCGCCCCGGCGGGACCGAGCGGGCCGGTGTCGGCGCTGGGGTCCTTCCCCGACGTGATGGACACGGGTGCGGTCTCCGGTGACGTGTTCATGTTCTCCGGCCAGTACACCGGCGACGGGCACTCGATCTGGCGACCGGGCGGGCTGGGCAACTATCTGCCGCGCACCTACTCGGTACCGCAGTCGGCGTTCGCCGGGTACGCCGGGGTGGCCCAGCAGGTGCTGGTCGGGTACTTCGCGATCCCGCCGCAGCCCTTCCCGTGGACCCCGATCGTCTGGGGGCATCTGGGCGAGGGCGGTGTGACGATCTCCAAGTCCCCGTTCCGGGTGGGCTGCCAGGTGCTGTTGGGCGATCCGGTCATCGGCACGCAGATCGGGCGCGGGATGGGCACGACGATCGGCGAGGTCAACATCTTCCCGCATTACTCCACGAGCAAGGACAAGGCCAAGTCGATCAGCCCCGTCAACGGGTATGCGATCGTGCCGCCCAACCACGTGAACGCCGCGCAGGGCAGCGTGTATGTGAACCTGTGGAACGACGGCAAGCTGGGCGTCTACAACTTCAACCCGCGCAACGCGCAGCTCTACGTCACGGTGATGCCGATGCTGCAGGCCAGCTACAGCAGCCTCGGTGGTGGCGCGGGCGGCACGCCCGGCGGCGGCGGCCCGACGACTCCGCCCGTCGAGATGGTGGGGCACTGCAACAACCTGTTCCCCGCCTTCGAGAAGACCATCGTCGCCGGCGACGCGGTGGTGGTGGTCATGGGCGGAGTGGTGCTCTCCGGCAGCTCGGTGGTGGTGAGCGCGCCCCACCTCAACCCGCTCGGCCCGATCACCCCGACGGGCACGTTCGCGATCTGGAACCCCGGCTCGACGAACTGTATCCAGACCCCCGCCGGCGACGACGGTGTGGCGTACTGGATCAGCGCCTGGGTGATGCCGGACTGTCCGGCCACCAACGGGGTGGCGATCAACGTCACCGGCTCGGGCGTGGTGCACGGCTTCGACGCCTACGAGGTAATGGGCCTGGGCTCCACGCCGGTCATCAACACCCAGAGCCACAACAGCGGCCAGCACGACCTGGCCTACGACTCGGGCACCATCTTCCCCGCCGCGGTCAACGCGCTGATCATCGCCGAGGCGTACTCGGGCGGCGCGTTCGCCACCATTCCCGGGGCGCCGTGGGTCAACAACACCGAGATCAACCGGATCGCGGGCTATCAGCTGCAGAACACGCCCAACCAGCTCTACAACTGGTCGGGCTCCCTGGTTCTGCGCGGGGCGTGGGCCTCGGCCATCGCAGCGATCAGCGCGGAATAAGGAGACTGTCATGACCACGTCTGTCCCCACCGTCCCGGCCGGCGCCGACGAGAGTTACCTGGCGTCCTACCTGGTCGGCACCTACCTGTTCGGGTCGGTCATCCCACCGGAGTCCACCTCCCCGTTCGGGGCGACCTACGAGATCTACTCCGACATCGGCGCGATGGTGATGCCCGCGGTGGTGGGCGGTCAGGGGCCGCCCGGCCCGGCCGCGTTCGCGCTGCGGCTGCAGACCGACATGACCATCGACACCCCCAGCGAGCTGCCCGAGACGCTGGGCAACACCGTCGCCGACATCGGCAAGTTCTGGCTGATGGACGACGTGGCGGCCAGCGGCGCCATCATCGGCGCGAGCGCCTACGTCTGGTACGGATCGAGCTGGCGCCGGGTCATGCTGGGCAGCCCCGGCCCGCCTGGGCCGTGCCCGATCATCACCCCCACCGTCGCGGTGATCCCGCCGGATTCCTCCAGTGATGTCATCACCGGCGGCACTCCGCTGGAACCCACCTGGCACATGGACCTGGCGATCCCGCTGGGCCCGGTCGGTCCGTCCGCCGCGCTCTACAGCTGCCCGGATGTGGACCTGACGACCAACCCGCCCGAACCCGGCGACGTGCTGGGCTACACCGGACGCACGGTGAGCCTGGGACTGGCACCGCCCTCGGGGCTCACGGCGGTGGCCTCCTCGACCGGAGGCTCGCTGGCGGCCAACACCTACGAGTACGTGGTGACCACCATCAGCCCGGCCGGCGAGTCCATCCCCGGCGCGGCGGTGTCGATCACCACGTCGGGAACCAACGGCTCGGGAGTGCTCTCGTGGAACCCCGTCCCCTCGGCGACGGGTTATCACATCTACCGCACCACCACCCCGGGCACCTACACCACCCGGGCGGGCGCGGTGTCGAGCGGCTCGACGACGAACTTCACCGACACCGGCGGGGCCGGCGTTTCCGCCAGCCCGCCGTCTTCGGGCGGCGCCCTGGTCACCTATCCGCTGTGGGTGCCGGTGAGCATCAGCCAGCTGATCCCCTCGCCGTACTCGATGCCCGAGAACGCCTTCACCTCGTTCTCGGGCATCAGCCAGCGCGCGGCGATCGGTTCGTTCCAGATCCCGCCGCAGCCGTTCCCCTACACCCCGATCTGCTGGGGCCACGTCGGTGCGTTCGGAGTGGAGCTGACACCCAATCCGCTGACCGTCGGCTGCGAGATCCTGCTCAACGACCCGACCGCCGGCCAGCTCATCGCGCGGGGCTTCGGTAACACGCTGGGCGAGGTCAACATCATGCCGCACTACTCCACGCCGAACAGCCCGTCGGATGCGCTGAACCCGACCAACGGCATGGCGGTGGTGCCGCTCAACACCGCGGCCGTGATCTACGTCAATCTCTATAACGATGGGGCTATAGGTTTATACCAGTTCAACCCGACCGACGCACAGGTGTTCGTACAGGTCACCCCGGTCAGCGAACCGAGCACGTTCGCGCCCGCTGCGGCGACCCGGCGGCTCGCCGAGGTCTGAGACATGGCCTTCGGCGCGATCGACCTGTTCTCCGGGCAAGTCCCGGCGACCGGCACCAACCTGTTCAAGGTCGACAAGAATCCACTCCAGCAGATCGACCAGGGTGTCGAAGACGTCATCGGCAAGCTGGGCAAGAACACCGCCCAGGTCATCTGGGACGCGCTGCAGGCGATCGTGGATAAGATCATCGGCAGCCTGTTCCCCGGCGTGGACATCACCACGCTCAACGCCGACTGGAGCAAGCTCACCTCGATGTTCTCCAACCTGTGGACATTCCTGGGTGAACTCAACCCGCTGGACCCGAACTTCGATCCGGTGGGCGCGATCGTCACCTTCATCGAGGACATGCTCAAGCCGAGCAACCTGCTGGCGACACTGGTATCCGACGCCACCCACTCCGGCGGCGTGACCGGGTTCATCCCGCTGGAGAACCTGGCGCTGGACCTGATCGCCGGGGGGACCGAAGCAGTCCAGTCCCTGATCGACGCGATCATGAACGCGTTTGGCTTCGGGGCGGGGACCGCATCCTACGACGAAGTGCAGAAGCTGTTCGGGTTCTTCTACGCCTTCCTGGGTAACCCGTCCGGTTGGCTGTCCGACCTCACTGATGCGGGCGCGTCGATCATCAATTTCATTGAGCACCAACTGATGCCGACGAACCTGCTGACCGGCTTCGACATGTTCATGCTGCACTGGCGGACCGGCCTGAACCTGGTGCTCGACCCCAGCTTCGAGACGACGCTGGTGTGGCCCGGCGCGATCATGGGCACGCAGTCCACCGACCACGCGCGCACCGGCACGCACTCGATGAAGATCACCGCGGACGGCACCACCCGCGACGGGCATCTGCTGCGCAACCAGGTGGGTCCGCTGACCCAGTACGTGAAGTCCGGGCAGACCTTCGACGTCGAGGCGTTCGTCTGGCCCGACACGGCCACCACCACCGCCGGCACCGGGCATCTCGACCTGGTGATGATCGCCACCGAGTCCAGCGGCTCCGACCCCAGCTCCGAGGTGAGCGCCACCCGTATCACGATGCCCACACCGGGCCAGTGGACCTGGATGCGCGGCAAGGTCACCGTGCCCAGCACCTACAACTACGACAGTGCCGACTTCGTCCTGCGCTTCGAGAGCGACATCCCCACCGGCGACATCGTCTACATCGACGACATCGCGGTGATCGACACCTCGGCGCAGCAGGACATCCTGCAGGCCATCCTCAACTCGGTCGGCCTGGGCGGCATCCTCAACGTCACCCAGCTGGACACGTTCTTCCACAATCTCACCGAGATGCTGGGCTTGCCCACGTTGGCAGATGTCTCGTTCGATATCGAGAACGCGATCAACAACTTCGTCAACAACATGCTGGACCCCAGCGTTTACTTCAGCAACCTGACCGCGATGCTGGGCCTGCCAACCCTTTCCGATGTCGCGTTCGATGTGACGACCGCGATCAACACGTTCATCACCAACATGCTTCATCCGGCCAACCTGCTGGCCCCGATGGACCCGATCACCAAGCTCATCGACCAGCTGCACATCCCGGCCCTGACGTCCTCATGGCTCGGGACGTTGCACGGCAGCAGGCTCCTGGGCGCCATCACCGATCAGAACATCATCCCGGCCCTGACCAGCACATGGGTCAACTCGATTCACTCGTCCAAGCTGTTCGGCCTGATCACGGACCAGAACATCATCCCCAGCCTCACCTCTGCGTGGCTGGGGACCATTCATGGGTGGCGACTAACCGGGGCTATCACCGATCAGAACATCATTCCCGCGCTTACCTCGACCTGGGTCAACTCGTTGCACGCCTCCAAGCTGTTCGGTGCGATCACCGATCAGAATGTCATCCCCGCGTTGACCAGCACGTGGCTGGGCACTCTGAGCGGCAGCAAGCTGCTGGGTCTCATCACGGATCAGAACGTGATCCCGGCTCTCACGTCCGCGTGGCTGGGCACGATCCACGGGTGGCGCTTGACCGGGGCCATTACCGATCAAAACATCATTCCGGCGCTGACCTCGACGTGGATCAACAGCTTCCACGCCTCCAAGCTCGTCGGGGCGATCACGGATCAGAACGTGATCCCCGCCCTGACATCAACCTGGGTGAACTCGCTACACGCCTCCAAGTTGTTCGGAGCCATCACTGACCAAAACGTCATACCGGCGCTGACGTCGACATGGCTCGGAACCCTCAGTGGCAGCAAGCTGCTCGGTCTCATCACCGATCAGAACATCATCCCCGCGCTCACCTCGGCCTGGACCGGCACCATCCACGGCTGGCGGCTCACTGGGGCCATCACCGACCAGAACATCATCCCGGCGCTGACCAGCACATGGATCAACAGTTTTCACGCTTCCAAGCTCGTCGGCGCGATCACCGACCAGAACGTAATCCCGGCCTTGACGTCCACCTGGCTGGGCACTCTCAGTGGCAGCAAGCTGCTGGGCCTCATCACAGATCAGAACATCATCCCGGCCCTGACAAGCGCCTGGACGGGAACCATTCACGGCTGGCGGCTGACCGGGGCTATCACCGATCAGAACATCATTCCCGCGCTGACCTCGACCTGGATCAACACATTCCACGCCTCCAAGCTTGTCGGCGCGATCACGGACCAGAACGTGATCCCGGCCCTGACCAGCACGTGGGTCAACTCCCTTCACGCGTCCAAACTGTTCGGGGCGATCACCGACCAGAACGTCATTCCCGCGCTCACCTCGACGTGGGTGGGCACCTTGAGCGGCGCGAAACTGCTGGGTGCCATCACGGATCAAAACATCATTCCGGCGCTGACCAGCACCTGGGTCAACAGCTTCCACGCCAGCAAGCTCGTCGGTGCCATCACCGATCAGACGGTCATCCCGGCCTTGACCTCGGCATGGGGCAAGACGATCGCCGGCAACCTACTGGGCTCGGCCATCACCAATCAGAACTGGATACCGGCGCTCACCTCTACCTGGGGCGGAACCATCCATGGGAGCCTACTGACCGGTGCCATCAACGTCGCCGTCGGCATCGCGGGCAGCCAGCTCACGTCCGCGATCACGAATCAGAACTTCATCCCCGCCCTCACGTCGGCGTGGGTGAACACTGTCGACGGCGGGTTGCTGCGTAACGCCATCACCACCGCGACATTGGCGGGCAGCCAACTGTCCAGCGCCATCACCAACCAGAACTGGATACCAACCCTCACCTCCGCGTGGACCAACACCATCCATAGCACCCGGCTGACCGGGGCCATCACCGACCAGAACATCATCCCGGCCCTGACCTCGACATGGCTGGGTGGCTTGAGCGGCAGCAGGCTGACCGACGCCATCACCAACGCCAACTGGATCCCCGGCCTGGACGCCACCAAGATCATCACCGGCACATTCGCCAACGCGATGTCGCCGGGCTTGCTGCCGCAGACGCTGTGGCAGGCCGCAAGGGCTTCCGGAACCAACCTGGTGCTCTCCCCGGACTTCGAGGACACCACGGTCACGCGCTTCACCGGCAGCTACGGAACCCCTGTCGATGCGGCGTTCGGCTACACGACCGCCCAGGCACACAGCGGGACTCATTCGTATTCCGTCCAGACCTCCACGGACGTATCCACCCAGTACGACGTTGTGTTCTTTGCGCCCACCACCCCCGTCACAACACAGCTTTATGACGCGATGACGAGATGCCAGCCGGGACAATGGTTCAACATCGAGCTGTACATCAGGGCCAAATCCACCAACACCACAACGACTGGAGGCGCCTATCTCGGAGTTTTCGTCGTTAATTACGCCTCCGGCGGATCTGTCCAAACGAGCATCTGGGCGCAGTCGGTCAATTTTACGGCGATTTCCACAACCGGGTGGATGAAGATGTCCGGGTGGGTGCAGATTCCCCCTGGATACGATATAGCGTGCGGCATAGTCGGATTCTCCGGCCAGAATGCCGGTGCCCAAACCTACTACTTAGACGACGTCCGCTGCGTGGAGGAAACCCACGCCCAGTCACTCACCGACCTGTTCAGCCAAGGTCTGTACGGGGCGAGCAGACCGGCTATTCCGGTGGTTTTCGACGCGGTCGGTGCCGGTGTCCAATTAAGTAGCACGGTCGTCACCGAGAACCACACCATCACCGGCCCGAACGCCGTGGTGTTCGTGTCGACGTACGATACGCCAGGCACTCTCACCGTGAGGATCGGTGGGTCGTCCGGCCCGCTGATGACGCAAGTCGCCTCTGTGAGCTATTCTTCGGCGCCCGTCCTCTACCTCTTTGCGTTCGTCCTGCAGAACGCACCCACCGGAGTCCAGCAGATCTATGCGTCGGCATCGAACTCTGTAGCGATGTCCATCAACTCCGAGTCCTTCAGCAGCGCGGTGTCGTTCGGCACTCCCGTCACCGCCTTCAGTTCAACCAACACCACGCCGTCCCTGACGGTGAGCGGCACCAATTCCTACGACCGGGTGGTGGCGGCGTTCGGCGGATACGCGACCAACCTCACCGGGTTCAATCAGACGCAGCGGTCCAACCAGCCGTTCACCGCCGGGGCCGGGCTTCCGCTGGTGATCGGCGACGCACCCGGCGCGGCCAGCGTCAACTTCTCCTGCACCACGTCGAGCCTGTGGGGCGGCATAGCCATCCCGATCAACGGCACCCCAGCCAGTAGTACCAACACCGGCAACCCGGTCAGCTCCCTGTTCGCCGGGCTGCAGGACATGATGACCAGGATCTACAGCCAGCCCACCCTGGGGAGCTTCATCCCTGGGCTTAATGTGCAGAGCCCTATCGGTGGCGTGCTGACCGACGTGACCACGGCGTTTCAGTCCACTGTCGACAAGACCATCCAGGGCGTCACGGGTGGTACCGGCAGCGGCAACGCGGTCGGCCAGCTTGCGTCGGTGTTCAACCAGGCGATGGGTTACCTCGGGTTCAACTTCGGCAATCAGACCACGCCGCCCACCAACTCGGTCGCGGGTACCACCGGCACCAACCAGACCAGCTTGAACAACCGGGCGGTGACCAAGCCGTCCTACAACGCGATCGACCCCACCGCCGATTCGGTGTTTCCGCTGTCCAGCATTAGCGGCTCGTCGTCGGCCACCACCGTCTCGGTCACCGCCGCCCAGAGCGCGATGGGAATCATCGGCACCCCCGATGCCGGGGTCAAGCAGAGCGTGGAGTGGCTGGGTTACGGTCCGGCCACCATCACCGGCGTCTACTACAACATTTACTCGATGAACGGCTCCACCGGGGCGCTGACCCTGGTGTACGCGTCACCTAATGTCGTGGGCAACATCACTCTCGGTGGATCGTCGCCGACCTGGGTCAACCTCGCGATCCCGGCTGCCAACTACCTCACCGCGCAGCAGAACACCTACTACGCCATGGAGGTGGTCATCGCGGGCACCGGCACCTATAGCCTCGCCGGGATCAACCACGCCTGGCTGCCCAGCGCGGGCCACCCCACCGCGTACCCGAAGCAACTCGCCGTCACGCGGGCCATCAGCGCCGGGACCATCGCCATCGACGCTGCCCCGGCTGGAACCAACGTTGCGGTCGCGGGGGCAGCCACCCAGAACACCAATGTCACCATCGCCGCCACCGCGACCGCGCTTGTCGTCGGAGTCACCGTCGTCACGGCAGCAAACACCACTAGCGCACCGACGATTTCCTGCAAGATCGGCAGCACAACCCTCGCCCAGCTCGGTGTGTATCAGTACGGTCCCGTCGGCGGGGTCTGCTCTACCGTGGCCCTGTATGGGCTGATCAACCCGCCCACCGGGGCACAGACCATTACCACCACCGCAACACCGAACCCGCTCGCCAGTGACGCCGCCTACCTCAGCGTCGGTGTCGACACGTACACGAACGTCGCGTCGTTCGGCACGGCGCAAACAGCAAACGGGTCAACGGCAGCGCCGTCACACACCGTGACCAGCGGTGCGACAGGTGGTCGCATCGTCCAGATGTTCGGCGTGGTGCAGGCAAACGTGTCTCTGACGTTGAGCGCCTACAACCAAACTCAGCGCCAAAACGTCGCCAGCGGTGCCAGCAGCTACGGCTCGTGTGTGATGGGTGACGCGGCGGGGGCGGCGAGCGTCACCATCTCGGCGACGCTCTCGTCGGCGGCGTCCTGGGGCTCGGTCGCCGTCCCGCTCAACCCGGCACCGGCCGCGCCGCCCAGCAGCATCCCCAGCCCCACCTGGTCGCAGACCGTGCCATGGATGGCGCTGTCCGGCGCGGCCGCGGCCACGACCTATGCACCACTTGTGACGCAGTACGCGGCGGCGGGCTCCTACACCTACAGCGTCCCGTCGTGGATGAAAGCGGGAAACCACTTCGACATCCTGGTGGTCGGCGCGGGCATGGGCGGGCAGGGCGGCGGCGGTCCGTCCAACGGTGTCGGCGGTGGTGCCGGAATCTGGGCGACGCCGGTGACCCTCGTCTATGGCGTTGACATCCCCACCAGCACCACCAGCTTCACCGTCACCATCGGCGCGGGCGGGATAGGCGGTGCTGGCGGCGGTGGCTTTCCCAGCGGCAGTGCGGGCGCGCAATCGCAGGTGGCCATGACCGGGCACACCACCATCACCGCCAATGGCGGCTCCTCGGCAGCAGGCTCCACTACCGGGCTCTCACCCGGTAACCAGCCCTTGACGGGTGCCGACGGTTACGCCGGGATCTACTACGGCGGTGGAGCACAACCCGCCGCCAGCGCCAACGGGAACGCTCCGGGCGGCGGTGGCGGCGGTGGTATCTGGGGTTACTTCAACGCGCTGGCCGCAGGTCCTGGCGGTAAGGGTGGCGATGGTGGAGTCTGGATCCGCGCCTACATGTAAGGGAAAGAGATGGGAAGCAACCAAGTCGTGCCGTCAACGCCACACACGTCGTGGCTCATCAACGTCAACCCGCCCAATATCGACGACCCCACGGCGCCGTCCATCCTGGACGTGTACGACCTGATGGCCACACTGCCCGCGGGCGGCTACCGGGTGGAGTGGCTGTCCTACCCCGACGAGGAGCATCCCGGCGACCTTGCCTACCTGCTGAGCCTCTACAAGAACGGTCAGGCGCAGCAGGTGTTCATCGGCGACTACGTGGTGTTCGACGGCGAGAACGCCCGCCGCTACGACGCCACCGAATATGAGCAGATTTTCAGCCCGGCCTAAGCACAGAAAGGTAGTCATGTCTCAAGCCGCCGAGCCGCCGGACATCTCCGCGTTGATGGTGCCCAAACACGTCGATCCGCCCGTTGAACCCGCGCCGACAATGCCGCAGGTGCCAGCGGATATGCCGGCCCCGCCGCCGCCCGTGGCAACGCCGACACCACCGGAGTACATTGCTGGCGCGGTCAAACAGAACCCGGACACTTTGTCCGTCGCGGTACGCACCGATCTCGTCGACGCCGACAACAGCCACGATTGGGGGGTGATGACCATCGAGCACGGCGGGCACTACACCACCTGGGACGAGGTGTCGTCGTGGGACGACCTGACCAAGGCGACCCCATGACCGGCAAACTGATCGTGGCATTCCCGCTCTACAAGAATCTTTCGGCGGCGTTCTTCACCGGCTGGCTGGGTATGGACCAGTCACCCATCATCGGCTGGGTCGCCACCAACGGCGTCTACGTCGAGGAGGCGATGGAGAACCTGCGCGACGACGCGATGAGCAACTTCGGCGAGTGGGACCGCCTGGTCATCGTCGAGCACGACATGCTCGCACCACCCCAGGCGTTCCGCACCATCGCCGACTACCCCGACGACTTCGACATCGTCGGCCCGCTGTACTTCGGGCACCGGCCGCCGCATCACGCGATGGCGTGGATGGAATGCAGCGACCAGGCCGGATACCGGCCGCTGACGCCGGAGGCGGTGCGCGAGATGGCGCTGCGGCCCGCCGCCTACCCGGTCGACTCGGTCGGGTTCGGGTTCACCAGCATCCACCGCCGCGTGTTCGAGAAGTGGGACGACGGCCCCATGTTCACAGCCGTCCCCCCGCTGATCAGCCACGACCTGTCGTTCTGCAAACGGGCACGCGAGCAGGGCTTCGGAGTGTGGATCGACTCCAGCCTGGTGTGCGGGCACCTCAAGGAGTCGCTGATCACGATTGAGAACAACCAGAGTGCCTCGCCCACCAACGAGGACTTCTCACAAAGGAGATGAACACATGGACGACGACATTAACGAGCTCGACGACATTAACGAGATGGGCGAGATCCCCAGCGAGCCCCCCAACCGGGCCACACGCCGACAGGCGGCCAGGGACGCGGTGAATGCCAACGGCAAGGCTCATACACCCGGTCACGCCGAGCGCATCGAGGCGCTGGAGCGTGAGGTTGCCGAACAGAAGCAGATCCTGGCCAGGATGGCGACGGCGCTGGCAACCCTGCTCGCCAGCGCCATGCAGCCCCAGATGCAGCAACAGGTGCTGACCCAGCTCATGGGCGGTGGCGGCTCGGCGCCGACGGCCGGCGGGCCGCCGCCCGTCCCGGTGTCGACGCTCATCGCGGCGGGCCGTCCCCTATCCGGGCAGCCCCCGGCTACCGCCGTGGCGACGTGAGTCACCAGCTTTGCAGGACATCGGGCTCTCCCCATTTGCGCTGGTAGATCTGGCGGTTGCGGTTCCACCGGCCGTCCGGTTCGGTCAGGCCGCCGCTGCGGTGGATGACGGAGATGGACCAGGTGCCCATCGACAGGCCGGCCTTCTCCACCTGGCGGCAGAAGTCCAGGTCGTAGAAGTGGAAGTCCAGCTCCTCCTCGAACCGGATGCCGTGCTCGATCAGGGTCGCCGACTCGGCGGCCAGGAACAGGCCGTCCATTAGCTTGCACTCCTTGCCCGCGGCGCCGTACAGGCTGATCTGCGCACCCAGGTCCTCCCCGTGTGCCACGATGCCCGACAGCAGACCGGCCGGTCCGTCGTCGGGGACGAACCAGGTGGTCTGGCCCAGCGCGCGCTGGGTGTGCCCGGCGAGCCCGACGACATCGAACTTGATGAGCGCGTCGGCGAGGCGCTCGGGCCAGAAGTAGTCGGCCAGGTACACGTCGTCGTGCAGGAACACCAGGGTGGCCGGATCGTCTCTGGCGTCATCGAGGGCCTTGTTGTAGACGACGGGTAGGCCGCGAGTGTTGTCGGCGAACAGTTGGACCTCGAAGTCCTGGCGCCACAGGAAGTTACGCAGGCACCGGCCCAGATGCGTCCCGGCCATGAACGCGGCTTTGGAGCCGCGGGTGGCGCAGACCAGGCGCAGCTTCATCCGGTCATAGCCTGCGCGTGCAGGCCCTCAAGGTTCATTGCCAGCTGCCGCGGCGTCAGGCACCAGTCGCGGGGTTTACGCGCCAGCAGGAACACGCCCGGCGCCTCGGGGTCGGACTCACACACCACCCGCGTCAGCATCATCCGGTCCAGCGCATCGGCGAGCAGCTCGACGGTGAAGCGCCAGTTGTCGGTGGGGTACGGGTGATACGGGAAGCCGGGGCCGCGGGTGGTGACCAGCAGCAGCCCGCCCGGGGCGACCGCGTACACCAGCTGAGACAGGCAGGTCCACCAGTCCTGCACGTGCTCCAGCATCTCGGTGGACACCACCACATCCCAGTCCTTGCCGACGGTCCTCACCAGTTGCTCGCAGTTGACCACCTGGTCCACGTCGGGTCCCTCGGCCGCGTCCACCCCCAGGTAGACCTCGGGTCCCAGTGAGGTGACGTACTCGCGCACGGTCCCGTTGACGTTGTAGCTGCCCACCTCCAGCACCCTGGTGGCCGCCACGTTCTGCGCGGTCAGGGTGCGGAAGACGAACTGCATCACACTCTGGTGCATCGTTGCCTCCTTAGAACAGTGCGAAGAATCCGCTCGGCGACGCCGCCGGGGCGGGCGGGACGTTGAGGTTGTCCCAGATGGTGTTGTTCACGGTGATAGTGCCGCTGCTGGCGCCGCCGAACACCTCCAGCTCCAGCTGGGTGATATCCAAGATGGTGTTCGTCCAGGTCATGTAGTTCGTCCAGGTGACACCGTCTGGGCTGGCATCGAAATAGATCACGTTCGCGGTGTGTCGAATACGCAGCCACGCGAAACTGGTGGAGTTGTACGCGTAGAAGTTCGACACGATGTTGCTGTTGTTGATGAACACGCTGGCGGACATGTACAGGGCGCCACCACTGTCGTTTCGAGCCCACTCCACATAATTCAGGCCATTGGTACTGGTGAGCCGGAAAGGGGCGTACAGGGTGGTGGCAGCCTGCCCGAACTGGACAACCTGGACATAAACCGCCGACTCGGTGAGGTCATATACGGCAACGGACGTGACGATGCCGCTCCCGGAAGCGGCCGTGAGCAGCACCAGTTGCCCACCGGACACGGAGGCGTTGGAGCCCCACCCCGCCCACTTGGAGACGTCCTGGGTCGCGAAGTTGTCGGTGAAGGTGGAGATCTTCGGACCCGGCGGGGTGTTGAGGTTGTCCCAGATGGTGTTGGGAACAGTAATGGTTCCGGTGGTCTGTCCGCCGAGCAGCGCGACATACATATTGGTCATGCCGGTGGTGCCGCTGACGGTCCAACTGCCGCAGTTCGTCCAGGTCAGACAGTCCGGGCTGGCATCGAAATAGACCACGCCCCCGGTGTGACGAAAACGCAGCCACGCGAAGGTGACGGGGTCGTAGGTGTAGAAGGCGCTGACATAGACCTGGGTTCCGTTGACGTACACAGAAATTGCGATCGCGTTGCCATTAGTGGGGCTGGGAATGTAGCCCCACTCCATATAGTCGCCGTAACCATTGTTGGGGGAAGCGAGCCGGAACGGCACGTAGTTGCTGGTAGCACACTGGGCGAACTGAAGAGCCCGGATGTAAATAGACGACTCGGTCAGATCGTAAACCGCGTTACTGGTTATCTGCCCCGGACTAGAGGGGGCAGCGACCAGCGACAATTGCTGATTTACTACCGAAGCGTTGGCGCCCCACCCCGTCCATTTCGTGGTGTCCTGGGTGGCGAAGTTGTCGCTGAAGGTGGACACCTTCGGCGGTGCCGTGTAGGTGACGGTGAGGTCGACTTGGTCGAGCGAGAAGACGGAGCTTACCGTTCCGCTGTGGGTGGCTGTCACCAGCACCCGCAGACCATTGAACACCTGCAGGTCGGTCGGTGTGCCCACCGTCAATGTGTCCGTGTGCGCCGACGTACTCAGTGTCGCGGTCGCCGCCGAGCCGATGGCGGTGCCGGTAGAATCCTGTAATTGCACCGTAACTGAAGTCCAACGCGAAGTAGTAGCGACCAAACTTCGTATCGCGGCGCTGACGCTGCTGATCGTCGCGCCCATCACGGGGCCGGCAAACGTGTACCCGCCGATAACGATGGTGCCGACGCCACCAGAGGCCGCATTAGTGAAGGTGGCGTAGGTGGCTGGGTTCGTGCCTACCGCGCCGTCCCAGGCGTTAGCGGTGGTGGCCCATGTTGTGCCGCTGGTGGAGACAACACTGGTGCCGCGCGACTGAGCGGTGGCCATCAGTAACTGTTGACCGCGACGCAGACGTACTTGGCGGCCACCTCGTCGTAGATGAAGCCCATGATGTGTGTCTTGCCGACCGTGGTGGCGCTGATCATTGCGGCGTTATCGGAGCTCTGGAACGACGAGCCGGGTGCGAAGGTTCTCGACGTGCCGTTGTCCTTCACCCGCACGATCAGCTTGTATCCCACCGCCGGGCCGGTCACGGTGATGCCGGTGAGGTTGACCGCCAGCGCGGTGATGTTCAACTGATCGTTGCCGCACGCGGTCAGTGACGGGGTGGCCGAGGACGCGGTCGACGTGACGTTCGGCGCATCGGCCTTACTGGCCCAGGCGGTTCCGGTGGAGGTCAGCACGAAGCCTGCGGTGCCCGCAGCGGAGACCCCGGTGCCGCCGTTGGCCATCGGCAGCACGTTGGCGACCTCAGAGGTCAGGTCGATGCTTTCGACGACCTGCCGGTCGGCAACCCTGGTGACAGCCATCAGTCAACGCCCCGTTTAGATATAGTTATCAGATGACTCGTACAAGGACATTGGGGTTTCTCACGGAAGCTCCACTGCCTCCCACGGGGCAGCGTTTCTACCATGACCTGACAGAGCGCAGGGTTGATCACGGCTGGTGTGAGAGGTGCGCTGTCACTCTGCCGCTGAAACCTGGGGTAAGTCAATGTCATCACTTGAGGTAGCTGACCCTCAATTTATCGGTGGCCAACGGGGCGGTCAGGTAGGTGATGGCAGCCCCCGAAATTGTGTAGTCGTTCCCCGCACCTGGTTCTTGGACTAGACCGTTGAGCATCACGGTTTCGCTCCCAGGCACCGGGGTGTTCGCCAGGGTAAACGCGGTGTTGGAGCCGTTGACCGTGCCGGACGGGGTCTCGCGGGTGATGAAGTTCGCGGCGGCCACGTAATCGGCACCGGCGGTGTTGCTGGCCGCGCTGACGGCGGTGCCGTTGCCTTTCAGCAGGCCGGTGATGCTGGTCTGCACGGTGATGGCGGGGGTGGTGGTGGCTGTGGCCACCGTACCCGCGAACCCGTTGGCCGAGGCGACCGAGACGCTGGTGACCGTGCCGCCGCCCGCGCCCGCGTTGGTGATGCTGTACGCGGCGTCCCACGTCCCGGCGGTGGTGCCGTTGTTGGTGACGGTGGCCAGCAGCTGCGAGGACGCGGCCATCGTGATGAGCAGGCTGCCGCCGTTCATGTTGACGGTGATGGTGCCGGTGGAGCGGTTGGTGATCCAGAACGATTGACCGTTGACCAGGGTGGTGGCGTTGGGCAGCACCAGGGTCTGGTTCTGGGTGCCGGTGAACTGGGTCAGGCCGGGAGACGCGACGGTCAGCGTGGTGGTGGTACCGCCGGTGGCGATGCTCTGCACCGTCTCGATGAGGCTGTTGAACGCGGCGTTGCCGTTGCCGTCGCGGAAAGCGACCGTCGACGCGGTGGACAAGGCCGTCATCGGGACGGCGGTCGGGGTGGCCGCCGAGCCGGTGGAGTTGCCGATGACGCTGTTGGCGGCCAGGTTCGCCATCTTGGCCAGCGTCACGGCGGCGGCGGCGATGGTGGTGGCGTTCGACCCGGCAGCGGCGGTGACATCGCCGGTCAGGGCGGCGCGGCCCAACTGATTGCCGGTCTTCGTCAACGACGAGTCGACGGTGACTTCCCCGGCACCGGAGAACATCGTCCACTGCATGTTGTTGGTGCCGTAGACGAACCCCGATCCCGACGACGGGACGACGACGGTGTAGCCGCTGCCCGCCGTGATCGACGTGCCGTTCTCCACGAACACGTAGTCCCCGGCCGGGTTCTCGCTGCCGGACTGCTCGGGGGCGCGGGCCACGGTCAGGTTGGTGGTGTTGGCCGAGCACTTGTAGAGGCCGTTCGCCGGTTGGCTGGTGTAGTTTCCCGCGCCGCCCGCCGCGCCCGTCGCTGCGGGCGCGTTCATGATCAGGATGTAGTCGTTGACGGCGATGGCGACACCATCGACGGTGGTGCCGCCGATCTGCGTGACGCTGCCCGACGCGATCGTCAACGTCTCCGTCACGGTGGCGGCCCGCGCGGACGGTTTGGTGTCCAGGCCCTGCGCCACAGTGTCGACGTAGCCCTTGGTGGCCAGCGACGTGGACGCGGTGGGGGTGATACCCGCCTGCTCCCCGGTGAACGCGCGGGTGCCGTCAGCCTTGATGTAAGAGGTGGCGAGCTGCGCGTCGGTGATCCCGGCGGTGGAGGACAGCTGGGTGGTGGTGACGGTGCCGGAGCGTATCTGCTTGCCACCGTCGATCTGCTGCTGGGTCATGGGTCAACCTTTCACTGGACGATGTAGTCAACGCTCAGGTCGTCGGCGGCTTGGGGTGCTACCGAGAACGTAATCTGGCTGGCGCCGGTCTCGGTGTATCCCACGCCGCGCGTCTCGCGCAGGCCGTTGCGGTAGACCGCCGTGGTGCCGGTGCGGTAGGGCTGCGCGGTATCGAAGTTGGTGTTGACGCCGTTTTTGACGCCCGACGGTGCTTCTCCGACAACAGGATTTCCGGTGCCGGGCGGTCCGGCCATTCCGGGTGGTCCGGGTGGCCCGGGTGGCCCGCCCCCGGAGATGACGACGTTGTACGCCGGGATATCGACGGTGACCTGTGGGATGGGCACTTCGACGGTGATGTCGAACTGGGGAACCTCGACAATGACCTCGCCGATTAACTGATCGGCGTCGATCTCGGTCATGGCAACCGCGTGACGTCAGCATCTAGTGTGATGGTGCCCTGCACCAGGGTGATGACTGGATCCGGGTTGGTGGGATCGCTGATCTGGCAGTCCCAAACCCCGGTGTAGGTCTGACTCTGTTGTGTGGCGCCGGTGGTGGGATTGACAACCCGCCGTATCGCCCCGGCTCCCGACAGTCGGGCGGTATCCACCGCGGAGAGCACCACCGCCGCGGGTACACCAGCTCCGGTGGGTGGGGTGATCAGGAAGGTGGCGTCAACGGGGGTGGTCGGGTTGCGGTCCTTGCGGACCTGCGCATTCCAGTCCATCCCGGCCACCAGCGTGTCCGGCGCGGTGATCTGGATCGTCAGGGTGTCCCCGCCGTAGGCGGAGATATCGACCTCCTGGGGCCGCGTGTCGATGGTTTCCGCGGCAGCTTGTGGCTCGGGTTCGGGCGACGCCAGCCGATCAGGCTTTGGGACCATAGGCCACATGGTGGCAGAACACAAGCGGGCCGGTTCGTAGACACGCCAACAATCATCGGCCGACCTGCCTCGTTGTATGCGACCATGCAGCCGTGAGCTACGCGGACCTGCTCGGCGAGGCGATGCAGTGGGGAACCACCCCCGACCGCTATGCGCAGCTGGCCCCGGCGACCGCGCAATGCCTGCACGAATGCGACGCCACCTCTGTGGACCGCATCGCCATGTGGTGCGCCCAGACCGGGCACGAGTCGGCGGGCCTGCTCTACATGGAGGAACAGGACTGGGACGGCGACAACTACGCCTACCTGGAAAACCGCTGCGACGACCTCGGCAACTGCTCCCCCGGCGACGGCGCGCGCTACCACGGACGCGGGCCGATCATGGTCACCGGCAAGTACAACTACACCGAGTGCTCGGGGTGGGCGTTCGGCGAGGGACTGGTCCCCACTCCGACGTTCTTCGTGGACCTGCCCGAGGAGCTGGCCAGCGACACCAACGGCTTCCACGGCGTGACCTGGTACTGGACGACGCAGCGGCCGATGAACGACTACGCGGACGCGCGGGATATCGAGGGTGCGACGTTCGCCATCAACGGCGGCTACAACGGCCTGGAGGACCGGGCGCAGCGATATGAATACTGCCTGGGGATGGGCGACCGGCTCCTCGGGTTGCTTGACCAGCAGGCCGCATCCGAAGGAGGCATCCCACTCGTGGGTGAGAAGGTACTGAACTACGACCACAACATCGTCCCGCAGGAAACCGGCTACTGGTGCGGCCCCGCGTCGGCTCAGGTGTGCCTCTCGATCCGGGGTATCTATGTCCCCGAATCGCAGCTGGCTGCCGAGTGCGGCACCGACACCGGCGGCACCGACTATGTGGCGCTGATCGAACGGTGCCTGGACCCCCGGCTGCCCGAGGCCAACTACACCAGCGTCGACGCCCCCCACGACCCACCCACCCAAGACGAGAAGGACCGGCTGTGGGACGGCATCCTGCGGTCCATCAACTCCGGGTACGGGATCGTGATGAACTGGGTCGCCCCACCGGCGAACTACCCGGTCGGCATCAAAGGGTCACAGTCCCCCAGCTACGGCGGCGGGACCATCTACCACTACGTCACCTGCGCCGGTTACGACGACAACCCGGCTCAGCGGGCGGTGTGGATCGCCGACTCCGGTTTTCAGCCGTTCGGCTACTGGATCAGCTTCGACCAGTGCGCCACCCTCATCCCACCCAAAGCAGCGTGCTACGCCAACCTGCCCCACCCCACCCCGGAGGCACCGGTGCCTGACTATGTCCGACTCGACTACGAGCAGAAATGCGGACCCATCGACCCGGCCACCGGGTACGGCACCGGCTGGCCTCAGCTGGGTGTCAACGAGCAGGGTCAGAACCTGTACCTGGTGGACGCGCTGTCCGACATCCTGCATCTGCTGGAGCAGGGCAAGTCGTCGGTGCACTGGCGCGCTGAGTATGCCGCACCCAAGACCCCGCTCGACTACGCGAAGCTGGACTACGAGCAGAACGCCGGACCGGTCGGCGAAGACGGCTACGGATACGGCTGGCCGCAGCTGGGTGGCCGTAGCATCACCGACGCCATCGCGCACATCAAGAACGTCCTGGCGGGTGGTGTGCCCCCTTTTCCCCCTGACCCCGGAGGGGGAGGAGGGTCTGGGCGATTAGCGATTCTGACGTTCGCCGGCACATGGGCGGCACCGGGTGTCGGGTTCCCCAGCGACGTGGCGCAGGCCTGCCTCGACGTGGCTGACGAGGTCCCAGTCCAGGCACCGTGGAGCTTCGGTAAGCCGGTGAGCTACGCCGAATCGGTGAGGATCGGTGTGGACTGGGCGGTGGACTGGGTCCTGACCCACACCGATCGCCCGGTCATCCTCGGCGGCTACAGCCAGGGTGGCGAGGCGGCGTCTCGCGTCCGGATGGAGTTTGAACCCGGCGGTCGACTCGCGCTGCTGCGCCCCAACTATGTCGCCGGGTACGTGTTCGGGAACCCGTCCCGCCACCTGGAGAAGACGTTCCACGGCGGGCCGCCGACCGACGGTGAAGGGATCGCCCAGTTCCGGCTGCCGCTGCTCGGGGACGAGTGGTGCGAACTGGTCGACACCTACGACATGTACGCCGGGGTGCCCGCCACCCTGACCGGGGAAATCATGCGCGACGTGTACACGCTCTGCACAGAACTGGAACTTGGTGGCGGTTTTGAGGAGACATTCGTCGCCAACTGCCTTGCACTGCTCGGCAATCTCGACGGGGACGCCTACGACGACGTGAGGCGCGGCATGTACCGACACGGCATCGACATCGAGGAGGCGCAGCTGCTTCCCGAGGCCGCGATCAACCCGCTCACTGACCGGCTGATCTCCGTCAAAGGCATCGCCGCCGCCATCCAGGCGTGCGTGCTCGGTATCCAGTTCATCTGCTGGCAGCCCCCCACGGCCCCACATATTGAATATCACCTCCGCGAGGTGTTCCCCGGCCAGACCTACGTCCAGCTCGCGATCCAGCATGTCAACGACTGGGCCGGTAGACGAATCCCCACCGGGTGAACCGGATGGTGGCGGGGGCGACAGCGACGTGCCGCTGTTGCCAAAATGGTTCGCGCTCAAAGGACCGGCACCCTATTGGCTGGCTGAGAACTGGTCGCTGATCTTTGCCGTCGTCAGCGGCGTGCTGGTACTGCTGAACACCATGATCGCCGTCCCCGGCATGAGCGTGACCACCGAGAAATGGGTCAACGCGGTCATCGCGTGGGTGGCATCCGGCGCGCTGTACCTGCAGGGCAGGCAGAAGAAGGTCATGGCAATCGCCGAGTGGCGCAAGAAGGTCCGCGCCGAGGAGGCGATGGCTCCGATCATGTCCACCGTTTCCGAGGAGGCGATGATGAAAGGCGTGTATCCGGGCGGCCCGACACCGGAGGGCGTGCCGCCGGTTCCGCCGGTCTTCAAACCCGGCTACATCGAGGTCAGCGGTGGCATCCCGCCCGCCTCCGACGAACCGCTGGTGTCGCCACCTCCACTCACGGACCGCGACGATTAAGGGGCGGCGTGGGGTACACAGTCAGCGGCCGCGGCTTCTGCCGGAACTGCGACTGCCCCATCGTCCAGATGATCCTCGACGCGGACATCCACGGCGACGACGACTATGCCGGGGTTGGGTGGTTTCATATCCAGGGGCCGGGCGCTGTTCGTGAATCATGCTCCGCGGCGGGCGGGTTCCCTGTCGCCGAGCCCTACCCCCGAGGCGGCTGACCAATGCGCCGGCTCATCCTCTCCGTAGTGGGCCTGTCGGTGTTCTGCCTGATGTGGACCTCTCCCGAGGCCGACGCCGACGACGGCCCGGGCGCCCCCGGCATTGTCGGACAGGGGCCGGGGCTTCCGGGCGGTCCTGGCGGCGGCACGGTATTGGTGCTGTGCCCCGGCGTGGGCGGCGGCTCCAACATCCTCGGCATCGGCGGCGGTTACTGCGACTACGGCTTCGAGCCTGCCGAGATCCGGCCCGGCGTTTGGGGGAATATGCACATCCATTGCGAGTGGGGCGGGTTCGCGCCGGTGGCCGCCGGCTGGCAGTGCTGGCGGGTCTTCCCCGGCCAACCCGACCATCCCCGGCTACCGGACCCCGACATCGTGCCCGATGGCTGGGGTGTGCCGTGGGCGATCGCCGGCCCGACGCCGGCCGACCAATGGCCCCCGCAGGGTCTGGCACCCGCGCCCCCGCCGGCGCCGCCACCGCCCGCGCCGTAGCTGCGGCGCGTCAGCACCATCAGGCATCCCGGCGATGCAACGATGACACCATGAGCACATCGGGAACGCGGGTGCTGATGCCGCAGGACGACGGGACACTGGTCTGGGGTGGCGCGGTGGCCACCGTACCGACCCCGAGCAGCGATGGCACGGCGCTGACCGAGATGAGCAACTTCATCGTGGTGGCACGAGCACAGCTCGAGGATCTCATCACACTGGGTGCCAGCACGCCGGGTGTCGACGAGGTGCAGCAGGTCGCCATCAGCGGCGGGGGCAACAGCACCAACTGGACGCTGTCCTTCGGCGCCGACACCACGCCGGCATTCGTCAAGAACCCCAGCGCCGACGCCGTCCAGGCCGCACTGGAGGCGCTGGAATCCATCGGCGTCGGAAACGTGGTCGTGACCGGTTCGGGCTGGACCTGGAACGTCGCGTTTCAGGGCGCTCTGGGTGAGCAGGATGTCGACGCGCTGGCGGGAAACATCGTGTCCGGCGGTGGCACCATCGCGGTCAGCACCACCACACCGGGCGCGGGCGGCTCCGGCCCACTGTCGGCCCGCAGTGCGCTCGACTCGAGCGGTGTCCTGCTGATCACCCTGTCCGACTCGTCGCAGAGCTGGACCTACCGCGTCGTTCCCGCCATCGAGCGGGGCTCTCGCGATGTGGTGTTCGTAGGGGAGCTGGCGACGGGAGTGCCGAACAACGTGGCGCCCGCCGCCGCGCCCGCCACGACGGTCGAAGACCTGATCAGGCAACGGGAGCGCATCGACGCCCAGATCAAGGCGCTGCAACCGGAATAACATCGGTGCGCGCCGGGTAGCCGGGCGGGATGACAACCACACAAAAAGATCAACTCGCCGGCAACGAGGCCACCCTGGTCAACACCGCACGGGGCCAGCTCAAGTCCTTCGCCGACAAGCTGCGCGCCCTGCTTCGTGATGCCGATGACGCGCTGATGGGCATGGACGCCCAGTTAATGGACTTCGACAGCGCACATCCCGAACGCAGTGAGATGACCACCACCGAACACAAACAGGCCCAGGAACAGCGGTCATAGCTCGATCTGGCGGGCCGGCATCGTCGGGCGTTTCACCTCCCCGACGGTGCCGTCCAGGTCCAGGTGCGCGGTGCGGCCCTTGGCCTGCGGCGCCGGTTCTGGTTCGGGTTCGGGTTCGGGATCGGGCCGAAGGGCGCGGTAATCCTCCAGGACGGCGATCACCCCGCGGCCCCATTCTTCGAGCTCGAATCGCTGCCGCCGGCGCTGTGTCGCCACGATCGGCCACTGCAACGCCGCCATGCGCTCGGTGAGCACCTGGCGCAACGTCATGTCGTCGCCGTACTCGCCGCGCACGCCGCGCCCGCGCACCTCGCTCTTGAACTCATAGTTGCCCGGCCGACAGACCCGCGCGCCGGGGATCTCGAACCACTGCCGCCCGGGCGACTCGTGCCACACCACCCTGACGACGACGTAGCGGGCCTCCATCAGCGTGCGCTCGACCATCCCGCCGCCGTAGATGTCCTCGACGACGGTGACCTCGAGGATTTGCAGCGCCGGTGGATCGCTGAGCACCACCTCGTCGCCGTCGGGACCGAACGTGACCCGGTACTCCATACGCTCGGTGTCCTCGCGCAGCCCCGCCTCGATCGGGGCGGCGCGCAACTCCCACCACCGCCACGGGTCGCCCATGAACACCTGCGCCCCGGCGTAGGAGGGCAGCTTGTCGGGATGCAGCAGGACCTGGGTCATGTGACCCGTGTGCGCAGGGTGTCCATTTTTGGACACCCTGACTCAGGCCGCGGCGCGCACCACGCAGGGCATACGCCGCGTCTCGCCGCGGGGCCCGGTGCACAGCTCGAACGGCTGCGCCTTGCAATGGCCGCAGCTACGGGTGATGACCTGGTTGTAGGACGCAGGCCACGCCGGTGCGAGAGAGCCCACCACATCGGTGTACACATCGGTCATACCTTCAATTATCGCCCAACGGCGTGTCACGTTGACAAATTCTGGGATTCACTTCGGTATCCGGCGTCACCTTGATGTACGGCATCGCACCGGGTAACACCTCCCACATGTCGCGCGGCAGACACCAGCTCGCCTGCTCGGTGGCCAGGCCCAACAGGAACAGTTTCTCCATCGTGCGGTGCTCGCCGGTCCACTGGCGCCCATCGCGGTCCATGCAGGCGCTGAGGAAACTCCAGCCACCGTCGCCACCGGCCTCACGCGCCTTGAACGCCTTGGGCAGCTGCTCCAGCATCCCGGCGATGTCGCGCCGGTGTTCGGCGAGGCGGTTCAGCGACAGGTGTGCCGTGGACACGATGCCCACCACCGTGCAGGTGGGGTGCGAGACGGCGCCGTGGGCCAGGCACGCCGCGAACACCTCCTCGACGCGCTGCACGCTCAGCGGTGAATCGCGCTGCTCAGCCATGCTGGGGCGGGATCTGCTCGCGCAGCGGCAGGCCGTAGACCACGCCGCGACAGGCCATCTGGTGCTCGGCGGCATAGCGCAGCGCCGCGAGCTCGGTGCCGAACAGCACGAAATCGCTGCCGTCGGCCGCGTAGGCACACCAGATCTGGCGGGCCTTGGCGCGCTCGGCGAGCTCGCGGCCGGCGCGGGTCTGTGGCGCCTTGGAGGTTCTGGGTTCGTCGCTCATCGTTGCTCCTGGTCGGTATGAGGCCGCCGTTCGGCCTCATCGGTCGTCTTGTTGCCGTCGTCGTCGCAGCCCAGGTGCTCGTTGCACCGGGCCCAGCGTTCTGCGCCGAAGTTCTTGCTCATCGCCACCCCGGCGATCCTGGTGCAGCCTTTGACGGTGCACCGGCCGGGCCAGACGTCGGGATAACTAGGCATGGCGTTGTCCCTCCTCCCATTTTTGTCGCAGCTCTGGTGGCAGCGAAGCCACGGCGTCCGCGATGGCCTCATTGTTGGACAGTTGCCTCATGCCACGCTGGTAATCCTCGCCAGTCACCCAGCTTTCGATTACCCTCACCCGCTCATCCAGCCCGTCGACCCGGCCGTGGATCGGGCGGGTCTCCTTGGCGCGGGCGATCTCGATCTGGCCCTTGATCTCCATCCACCGCCACGACAGCAACGTCATGGCGGCGATCACCAACAGGGCGCTGATTAACAGGACTGCGGGCATCGCCGCATCACGGCTTGGGCATCTGAATCAGCGGCTGTCCTCCGATTTGGCCCCAGCAACCGGCCGGGTCGCGGCCCTGCTTGACCATGTCGTTGAGGCAGTTGGCAATGGAGATGCGTAGGTCCGGCGGCGGCATGGCGGCGCGGGCCTGCGCCGCCTGGGTGTTCTGCTCGGCCGTCTTCACGTCCTGTGCCGCGTTCAGCGTCTCCTGCACCTTCTGGTTGTAGGCGTCGATGCGCTGCTGGGTCGGCTGGTCGTAGAAGATGCGCGGGATGCGGACATCCAGGATCTCGATCTCGCCGCCGACGGCGTCCTGCAGGTCCTTCTTCACCTGATTCGCCAGCGTCGGCAGGTCCGCGCCCTGGGTGGGGGCCATCGCCTGCGGCGCCGCCCCCGGTGCGCTGGCTTGGGCGGCCAGCATGATCTGCGGGTTGAAGGTGGCGAACGTCTTGGCCAGCGCGACCTGAGCCTGGCGGTCCACCAACTGCTGCTTGATCGTGTTGAACACGTTGTTGCCGCCGTAGTCCTGGAACAGCTTGGGTGCCGCGCCCTCGCGCAGCCGCCAGTTCAGGTTCTCGTCCACGTAGGCATTCGAGTTGTTGGCCAGCCGCACGCTGATCGCGGCCGGGTTATCGTCGGAGCCCTTGCCCGCCGCGGCGTCGTCGTAGCTGTTGGACTCGAACGCCTGCAACTGGATCGCCTCGGAGAGCTCGGCCACCGACTTCCACGGTGCGTGCCACACGATGCCCGCGCCGTGCACGCCGACCGGCTTGCCGAACTCGGTGATAATGCCGACGTTGCGGGTGTCGACGCGGTCGTAGCAGGCGAACACCAGGATGAGTACGCCCAGCAGTGTGGCGACCACGGCCGCGATGGCGCCGGCGAACTTGAGATCGCTGCTCATCATGAAAACACCGACCCCGACGGCGGCACCGATGAACAGGAGGATGGAAAAGACCAGTGCGACCATGCTTATCCCTCGGCTTCCAGCTCGCGGCGCTCGTCGTGTAACTTCTGGTTTTCTTTGCAGACCCGGTCCAGCTGGGCGACCAGGTTGGTCACCGAGCGTTCCAGTGAGCGGATCTCGCCGCGTTCGATCTTGCTGTGCAGCTCGCGGGTCTCGGCCAGCTCGGCGCGCAGGGCGTGGATCGTCTGACCCTGCCTACCGATCGTCTTGTTGGCCTGTTTGAGTTTGAACCTCGCCAGGCGTAGTTCGTCGTCAGCCATGATTTCCCTTCTCGCGGTTTTACTTTTTTTACCGGGCCCACCCCGGAAGCGGAGGGGCTACGTCGTCGTCGGAAAGCCACAGCAATCCGGTCGGGGTCTGCACCGGCACGTCGGCGGGAATCTGGTGATGGCGCAACAGGACCCCCAGCTCGTAGCCCAGCGTGCGGCGCACGAAAGTGAAGTCGTGATGATCCTCATGACACAGGTGCAAGATATTGCTTGGCGCCCACAGGCCACCCTGGCTGCGCGCGATCCGGTGGTGCATCTCGGTACCCGCGCCACGGCAGTACTCGCAGCGCCCGCCCGAGCGGCCCGGTACCGCCTCACGGGTGGCGCGCTCATCCCAGACGAACCCTGGCTGGCCCGACATCGGGCACGGCCGCCCGGTGAGGTCGCGGTGCGTGTCGACGACACCGTCGGTCGTAGCGACGTCGCACAGGCACACCGCGCATAGCATCAGACCCGCTGCCGCAGCCACTCGCGGCCGGCCTTCAGCGCGTCGCCGGGACGCCGATAGTGTTTGGGCCCTTGGTGAAACGCCCCGTTCGGAGAGGTCCACACCCAGACATAGCGACCGTTGTCGAGTTTGATCGCGTCGATGTCAGGCTCGTCGCCGTTGACGGTGACGGTGCTCATCCGCCCGCCTCGAGGCGCTGCATCTGCACGCGCAGCAACCCCAATAGGCACTCGGTGATCGCGTCGAGATAGGAGGTTTGAATCGCCTGGGGCGGGCCGGGGTTATCACGGGCCGCCCGCAGCGAGACGGCGGCGTTGTCGTAGTGCTCGACGGCTGCGAGCCGAACCCCACTGGGCTCCATGACACCTCCGGGCGAAAAGTATTGCCATTACAGCAGGTTTACCGTTACCGATCAACAAGGTGCACGGCGGGGCGTGTCAGCGGCGGGCGCCCCGGTGACGCCGGTGGCGGCGGGGGTACCGCCATCAGCTTGTCGGCCAGCTCCTTGGCGCCTCCGTTGATGATCTCGTGCGGCCACAGCATCAGTGCACACTGCTGGCATATCTCCATCCGTCCGGAGAATTCTCCACAAATGCAGCAACTCATCATTCGCAGGTTCATGGCGGTCCCTTTTCTGCAGTTTGCTGGCGTGTAATTCCCGAACAGTGCGGACACCGCCATATGCGCCGGTGCTCGTCCCATTCGTGAAAGCAGCCGCACTGACAGCGCGGCGTCCCGCGGTCGTGAACCTCGGTGGCGAGGCGCAATCGGGCGCCTGCCGTGCGGCCCTGACGCCGCGCTGCGGGTGCCCCGCTTGCCCCCGTTGCCCCGAACACCGCCGTGCCGCCGTCGTTGGTCATCGGGGCCATCTTGCGCCCCTCAGAACGGCTCTCAGCCGACAACGCATGTTGTCACTTCCCGAAGACGCTGTCGTAGCGCGCGGCCCAGCTGGCGTCCAGGGCATCGGTGTCGGGGAAGTGCAGCTGGCCGCGCTCGTCGCGGTAGCCCCCGCCGGGGATCGGCTCGGGCGCCACCGGGGTGGGCTCGGCGGGCTCGTGCACACCGGCCTCGGCGATCGCCTTGCCGCGCTCGATCAGCGCCCCGGCGTTGGCTGCGGGCGGCACGGCGGGCGCCTCGGCGACGGCGGTCTGGGTCGGCAGCCCGAGGGCCGGCCCAGCCGCCCGTGCCCGGTCCACCAGCACCTGACGCGCCCCGGCCTGGGCCCCGTCGTCGATGCCGACCGCTTCCAGCCGGGACGGGTGCCAGCCCCGCAGCGGCTCGGTGGCGTTGCGGGGCCGCGGGTTGATGCACCGCTGGCCCGCCGGAACCGCGCAGTGCGGGCACGCGACGCTCAGCGGCGAGATGCCCGCGGTCTCCACCGGCGGGATCGGCGCCCCGACCTTGGCCGCCTGGTGCTGGGCCAGCCAGGCCCGGCAGCGCAGGATGTGCTCGGGGGAGGCGGGCGGCGCCTCGTCGTTGGGGTGCACCGACGGGCGGTCCTGCTCGTGGCACAGACACGAGCGGGTGGACCCGCAGTCCGGGCAGGGCGGCAGGCAGAACGGGTCGAACCAGGGCAGCTTCTGCGCCGGTGCGCTGGCCTGCGGGTGCTTGTTGCGCAGCTGGCTCCAGTAGGCCGCCACACGCTGGGCCGGCGTCCAGTCCGCGGGGTAGGGCTCGGGGTCGGGCGCGGATTTGTCGACGTAGCCGTAACGGTCGCGGCGCACCGCGGGCGGGCCCGCCACGGCGGCCCGCTCATCGGGTTCCATGCGGTCGAGGCGGTCTTTCACCATCGCCTTGACCCGCTGGGTGACATGGCCGGGAGTGAGCCAGATGCCCGGGTACTCGGCGAAGTGGGCCATGATCGCGTCCAGCGCGTCGTCGCGCTCGAGCTGGCCGATCATCTGCCCCCACAGCGCCACGTGCGTGTGGTCGAACTCGCGGCCGTCGCTGGCCGAGATGATCGTGAGCAGGTCGATGACGTCGTCACGGTCCATCGCCATTGGTGATTTCCTTTCTCGCGGGGTTGTCGGATTTCAGCGCCTGGATGTTGGCCAGGCGACGTTCGCCCTTTCCGGGCGGACGGCCATTGCGGAGCTGCTGCGCAGTGATCGTGCGCTGGGCGACGACCTGCTGCAGCAGGTGTTTGACGCTGCCGGGGTACACGTCCTCGCCACCGGCCAGGCGAGAGACGTAGCGGTCCATCGCCTGCTCAAGGTCCTCGCGACCGGCGCCGTCGTTGAGCAGTTCGCCGATCTCCACCCGTAGCCGCTCGCGGATCTTGCGCGAGGTGACACAGGCCGGGATCAGCGTGTTGGCCTCCGGTGGGATGTGCCGGTCCGGTGGCGGCGGCTCGGGGCGCACCTCGGCGCCGCCCGCCATCGCGGTGAACGACATCGCCGGTCGGCCCATCCGGTCGCGCGGGCGCGATTCCTCCTCTGCGCGCGCAGGTGACGTACCCGACTTACCTAAGCCTGGAGAAGTGAAGTTGGTGAAACCAACTTCACTACTAACCTGAACCTCAACCGGGGCTATCGAATGGCTATCGAAAGGCTTTCGAAAGGCTATCGAAAGGCTATCTTGCAGGGCTTTTATCAAAACCTTATGATTCTCTGACCAATCGCGGCCAAGACGCTGGATTTCCTCCAACAAAACGGTCCGTAGATCCTCGGATTGCACCAGGCCCGCGGTCCGCAGCGCGGACAGCATGATCTTCGGCGATCCGCCGCACGCCACCACGTCATGGCGGATGAAGCTACGAACCAGAACCTCCTCGGTGTCGTCATCGACAACGATGTAATTACGCTCGATCAACAAGCCCAGTGCCGCCACGATCCGCTCGCCGGTCATACCGGCGGCATACCTCGTCCACTTGGTGATCTGTAGCGCAAGCACCCCGGCCGAGTTGATGGTCGGCTGTGAGATCAGTAGCTCGTAGAGCCACTGCGCGTCGGCGCTCAGCGCACGCCACTCGTCGTCGCGCCAGATGTCCATGCGCAATCGGGCGTACTGCCGTCCGGTCGTCATCGGCGTTTCGCTGCATTTGCTACAGACATTGCTGTAACCTCGATTCATCGGTTTCGTGCAGTAATCAGCCCCCGGGATTGCGAGTCCCGGGGGCTGGCTTTTATTCACATGCTGTGGACGCACCCATAAACAGGTTGTGCATCCGGACGTAGGTCCACCCGAGGGCGGCGCCGATGTGGCGGCCGAGTCGGTAGGACGGACAGTGGGTGTCGATGGTGGGGGTGATCGCCGCGACGGCATTCGGGGAAACGTGGCGCCTGTCCCCATTTACCATTACCGGAATCCTCCTAGCCGCAACCACTTTCGTTTTTTTCGGAAGGTCGGCCTCAAGCACGGGGTCGGCGATGTGGCGACGATACCGCTTCACCCGCCGGGTGCACACCGTTTCGGCGGGGTTAACCGGCGTGTCGTGAAAATTCTGTGCGGCGTGTCACGGCTCCTGGCTGAGCAAACTCAACTGATTAGGGTCCTCCTCGGCCGGGGCGTCCGACTCGGGTGGTTCGTCGACCGGGTCGAGTCCGGCGATCAACTCCTGCACGGACTGCTCGCTAGTGTCATCCTCGGCCGGCTCAGGTTCAGCCGGTTCGGGTTCGGGCGCATCGTCAACCTTTGACTCAGTTTGACTGTCGTCCGACATTGCCGCCTGCTCGGCCTGTTGCTTCTCGGCGGCCTCGAAGAACTCGATCAGGTGGTGTGCCTCGTCAAAAGTGAGCTCGATCGAGGACTTCATCGGCCGCCCCGTCCAGGTCTCGCGCTTCATCACACCCTGGTCGGCCAGCATCAACAGCGCCTCGCGACAGAAGTCCATCCGCGCCGCCTTGCCCTCAGGGCTCTTGTCGGTGAAGCCCTGCTTGCCCAGCAGGATGCCCAACTTGGTGAGCTGCCCGCGGGTGCACATCCGCGGCGGGTCCTGGGTGGCCTCGGCCGCCTCACGCGCGTCGTCGACGGCCTTCCACGGATCGGGCTCGGCGAACTGCCCGCCCGCGGCACGGCCCGCCTGGGCCATCGGCTCGGGTGCGCCCGCGATCACCTGCGCCGGACCCAGTGCGCGGTGCCCGACGCCGGTCGCCGGGATGGGCTGCGCGCGGCGGCGCGACGGGATGTTCTGCGCGCCGCCGACCTGATCGGCGATCGAGGTCGGCTTCTCACCGCTGGCCGGAACCGGTGTCAGCGCAGCCTGTTTCGGCGACTGCACAGCGATGGTGCCCATGAGTAATTCTGCTGGGGTTACGTCGATGTCGAGGACAGGAACTACATAGTGGCGAGTGCCCTCGTCGGGACGTTTTGAGGCGCGTTGATCAATGCGTAATGTGGCGGGCAGCATCTGACCTTTGCCCGCCGCCAATGAGATAACCTCGACAGACCCCTTTAGCTCCAGTGCCGCATATATACCCTGGGTATCGAGGCGCCAGAGTCCAAGACCTTTAATATCACGGAGCATTACCGATAAGCGCGTTCGGGGTTCGCATTTTCGGTGTTCTAAATCTTCCTGATCGCAGATGCAAGGCTGATCTGAGATCAGTTCGGTGATGCTGTCGCATCGTCTCTGACAACCTGCCGCGGACCACAGTTCGAAGAATTGACTGAAGCACATGGCGCTGGGAGGAACTATAACGGGTAGCCGGTCGGCTGTGGTGACTACCTCCCACTCCGTCCGGCCTGTGGGGGATTCCCACTGTGTCAAAGTTCCGCCGTATAGCTGTGCTGCGTCGGCGATCCGCTGCCGATCCGGCGACGTGAGCCGCCAGGTATCGAGCGATGTAGGACGTTTTTTCCCTGAGCGCGTTTCGATTTGACGGCCGAGTCGGAGCCGGCCTACCTCCATCAGTCGCTGTTGTTGTTCAAGAATCGAGATCGGCATGGCTCTCCTTTTAGACGTAACGCCACGTTTTGTGATGGACGATGCACCAGACGGTGTTGGTTCCAATAGCTAGCCGTCGGGCTACTGATCGTTGTGTTTCACCATTACCGACGGCGGTTCGGATGGCTCGCACCTGGGCCTCGGTCACTCTCGCAAGATCCTTGCGTTGCTTGGTGGTATGGCCGTTGCGCGACATCTGATTCTGATTTTGAAGATGCGTTCCCCAACAAAGGTTCTCCAGGCGGTTGTCATCAGCGATGTCGTTCGCGTGCAGCGTTTCCATGCCGATCGGGCACGGTCCAATGAAGGCTTCTAACACCAACCGATGAATCCAGACCTTTCGTACTCGACCTTGCGATTTGAGATTGATCCAAAGGTAGGGCTTTTTGTTGACGCGATTGACGCGTTGTGGCCGCAGAATTATCTCCGGCTCCCATCTGGACCAAGGCTTGCCGTAGCGTGTCCGCGTTACATACCGGCCAAGTCTTTTGACGCGACCTTGATCGCTGACGTGATGCGTCGTTTCCCATCCCGCAACAGGTAACCATCGCTCGCCGCCCATCAGCGATCGCCTGGCGCGACTAGTGCGTCGCCGACCACACGCTTGCTGACATCTTCCAGCCAGCGCCAGGCTTCGTAGGTGTGCAGGAAGAACTCGAACACCTCCTGATCGGCTCTCATGGGAAAACATTCACAGCTTTGCGGCGTGATAATCAGGCAGGCCGCGCCGTCGACCGGCTCCATCGGCTGAGCCAACTCCCTCTCTTTTTCGCCGAGAAGGTAGTAGCGACGCTTAAATTTCTCGACCCGGCGCGGGCGCACGACGCCCTGTAGTTCGGCGTGGCGGTACGCCGCGAGCTGCAACGCGGTCTCACCGTAGGGGGTCTGGGCCTCTCCTTTGGCGGTCAGCGGCTCCCTCCTCGTTTTGTAATCACAGAGGCACCGCACCCCGCCGATGGTCAGGATGCAATCCAAGGAGCCGGCGTAGCCAAACCGGTAGGAATAAACTGGCTGCTCAGCCGCGGTGTACTCGGGCTGGAACCGGTCGCACCACTTGTCGAACTGGTTGAGCATCAGCCCGACGGTGTGAATCTCGGACTCCAGGTCCACGGTGGGCGCGGCGTGCGCGCGGATCAGGTCGGCACAGAAGGCACGGTCGGGCTTCTCGCCGGTCAGCGAGAAGATCTCGCACAGCTTATGCACGACGGTGCCGAGCTGGTCGGCGCCGAGCTCGAGCTTGGGCCGGCGCCACTGCGCGCCGCAGAGCCACTTGATGGTCTCAACCCGGCCGGAGTCCTCCAGCATGGACTGCCAGGTGCCCTGCTTGTCGATGGCTTCCATCGCCACCTGCTTTTTGCCCCAGTACTCCAGCGCCGGGCTGGACAGGGCCTTGAGGATGGTGGTGACGGAGAAGAAGTGCGTGTCGTCCTCGCCGGCCTCGGCGACGTCGATGACTTCCAGGGGCTGGGTGGGGGTGTGGGTGGTCATGGCGGTAACGGTAATTGTGTGCACCGACATGTGTGGCGATACTGGTCATTGGGGGCAGGGGAATGATCATTGTCGAGCGGGTCGTCGGCGGCGAGGTGGTGGAGATCCGCAGCTTCGCGACCCACGCCGAGTTCCAAGAGTGGCTACACACCGTGGATCTGGATGCCTGCGAGATCTTCATGCGCGACCGACCCTAGCCCTCGCGCGGCCAGACGATGTTGGACGTCATATGCCAGCGCCCACAACGACACAGATACGGGTGGTGTTTGCCGGTCTGTGACCCGACCCGGAAACCGGCCAGCGCCTCACCACGGGTGCGGTAGGCGTGCTTGTCGGGGGTGGGACACGGTTTTATCGGTGTGACCATCGGGCTCCTCGTAGGGACGTTAGTCGTTTCGGAGCAGGTCAATCACTTCTCTCAACACCTCGGAATCGAGCTGCCGTCGCAGCGTTGCCGCGATCGACTCGGGACGGTCGGCACGCACGGTGAAGGTATGGGGCCGGAAACCGGCTTCGACGGCGGCGGCGTGCGCCGTCATCTCCCCGGCGATCACCTTGGCGTAAAGATCGGGTCGGTCTTTACATAGCCGACGAAGCGCCTTGGCCTCCGAGGTTCCTTCGGGGCGTCCATAACTGGGTATATTATTACCGGTTTCTGGGCGGCCTCCGGCCCGGAGCAGCTCGTTGGTTAAAGCGCCCATGAGTTTCGTGTCGCCACGGGCCAACTCCTCAAGGTTCTCCACGGTGGTTTCGAGCCCCCGTGGCACCGTCGCCCCAACCCACTCGACAAAGCTGGCTGGCTGGCACACCTCCCCAAGTGGTTGGCCCGTACCATCTCGGGGTCGGTATCGTTTCCACGCTCGTTCACTGATGACCCGGAGCAGCGCGGCGCGTGCGCGCGCCAGGTCGGGAACTTTCAGGCCGAAGGAGAGGATCGCCTCGTGGACCAGGTCCCAGGAATCATCCACGACCGCGTAGCCGCTTGATCTGCTCCCGGGCGTACTGGGTTGCCTTCTCAACCTGGTCGGCGCTCACGTTCCGATTTTCCGCCCAGACACCAAATAGCTCACCTAGATCTCGGTTACACGACCTGATCGAGTCCCCGTAGCTGGGGAAGTCCTCTCGACGAAGCCGCAGCGATGCCCAGGCTTTCACGGCCTGATTCTTCTGCTTGACCTTAGTGGCGAACACAACCATCGGATCAACCGGGTCGTGATCAGGTGGAGGTGGATCATCGTTCGTCAGATTAAGTAGCCCGAGACGGCTCAGCTTGTGCAACACATCTAAATTGCCGACTACCGATCCACCGAGTTCGGCGGCGAGCTTAGCTAACTGAGGATCATGGGCGGACCCTCCTGATGTCATGCCAGCGTATTCACCCTCGGCGCTGACGAACCTGTCGAACACCTCCGACGACTCCGACGACCTCTCAGGGAGACCTCCCTCGGTGTTCTCGTCCTCGTCCTGCTCATAGGCGGTGATCTCCGCGTCGGCCACTAGGTTTTCGATCTCGGTTGCGTACCCTCGGGTAACCGGGTCATCTGGGATGTAGATCCATGCGGTTTGATCAACCCCAACATTGAGATCCCATCTAACCCGGACGACACGGCCCACGGCCTGGATGAAGAACAGCCGAGTTCGGACGACCGTCGCGTAAACCAGGACTCGGAGCCGAGGAACGTCGACCCCCTCGCTTAGCTTCCGAACGGTCAAGATCCATTTAGCGGTGCCGTCCATATATGCCGATAAAACGTCTTGGCTTGGTCGGTGACCTGACCGTGTCCCGTTATCGAGAATTCGGCCATCACCGAGCCGGTGACTGGTTGTCGCGTAGTCCTGGGTATAGACGGCGATATCTTCCGTGCCGATACCGAGAAGTAGATTCGCGGTCGCGACCACATGGTTCGTGTCACGACAAATAATGACCCCTCCTGCCCTGGGGTCATCTGCCCTGAGAGATACGAGCTTGTCGTCCGCGCTTATCAGAACGCGGTTGAGCCAGTCACCCCGAGCGTCGATCGCATGTCGGCGAGCCTTACGGGCGACCTCGACCGCGTGCTCCCCACTTAATGTGGCTTGCTTCTCCACCTCGCCATCAATGTCGGCTTCAAGCCACGTAACGTCCGCGTCGTACCGTTCGAACACCGCTCGGGTCACCGGCGGCGGGTCCATTGTCAGCGCAGCCCCGTAGCCGTACTCCGCGATGTAATCCTCGGTTATCAGGTTGATCTCAGTTGACCACGGCCCTTCGGTGTGAACGAAAGGAACAGGCTCCTCGTCGGTACGGAACGGGGTGGCGGATAAGGCGAGAACCATGTCGATGAACGGGGAGGCGCTAATTATCGCCGCTGACCATGACCGCTCACGACGGAGGTGGTGAACCTCATCGCAGATCAGTAGGCAGGGGCCATGCTGGCGATAAATTGTCGCAAGGATATGCGGATTAGCGGCTGCGAAAGCGTATGTCATAACCGCTGAACGGGCTTTACGTCGGCAGCCACAAGGGCAGAGTTGGCTAATGCCGTCGGTAGTGACTTTCGCTGGCGGGAGATGGGGATGTAGCCACTTGCGCCAGTGGGAAACCACGTCAGCCTGCGGCACAAGAATGATCCCGAACCGGCCAGTGGATTCAAGGATCGAGACTGCGCATCTCGTTTTGCCCATACCTGGGAATGCCGCGAGCAGGAACCGGCGAGGGTTGACTGCTCGGCGAAACTTATCGACCGCTTGGCGCTGCCAATCGTAAAGTCCGTCCATCTTGTTCCCTTTCTTTAGATTGCAGGCCCGACACAGTGCCCGGCCATTGACAACATTCGTGGGTCCACCAAACGAGTAAGGGATGGCGTGATCAGAGTGCCAACTCGGCTCCAGACGGACTCCACAGTCCTCACAGTGACCATCGGCCGCGAGGTAGAGCGCGGTTCGCTCTCGGCTGCTGAAGCGCCTTCTAGGCACGGCCCGCACCTTAACGCCGGGCACCGACACGCTCTTGACTTACCGGTTCAGCCACCTTGAGCATCCGCACCGTCCGCTCCGGCCGCTCGAACAATCCGTCCATATTGGGCGGCTCCCGGCGGGGTCGTGGCTGGGGGTCCCCGCCGGGGCCGTCGTCTGGTCCCCTGTATTCGATGCAGTGGAACCTATCGCCCAGCGGGTACGGACCCTCGCCGTCCCAGGTGTCGATCCACTCAGTCGGGGTGCGACCGATCAGCGCGCACAGGATCAGCGGGCAGCCGCCGGGGAAGTCCTTCGGCGCGGTCTTGCGCTCGCCGTTCTCGTAACGCTGCCACGCCAATTCGGCGGGGTTGTGACACGGCGCCCAGCACCAGTTCTCCATCCAGGCGTAGCCCTCGGTGCCGTTGGAGAACGGCCGCTCGTCGCGGGCGGTGGCGTAGATCTCCTCATAGCTGCGCATCAGCTTTGTTCGTCGCCCGGCTCCGCGCCGTCCTCGCCACCCTCCTCGGCGTCCTTGCGGGGTTTCTCCGGCTCGGTGGTGAGGTCGATGCCCTTGAAGATCGTCGTGAGATCGTCCTCGAGTTCGATCGGCAACACGGTGTCGCCGGCGCGTTTCTCCCAGCCCCGGCGGATCAACCGCTGCGCCTCCTTGAGGTCGGCATGCGAGATCACCTCGGCGCGACGGATGCGCATTGTCGGAATCGTTTCGCCGGTTTCGGTTTCAGTTGTGATCCGCACGCAGTCAACCAGTAGAACCAGCGCATGCACCTTCTCTGGTTCGGCGATCAGTGATCTAACGATGGGACTAAGCCCATTCGCATCACCTCGTGGAAGCTTGCCCGACAAGCTGATCTCAGCCATTACCACAGACCTCCATATCCGTTTTCCTCCGCGTCGATCAGGTTCTGAAGCCACTCGTCGGCCTCGGAAGTCCGCAGCTCGAACAGCCCGACCAGGTCAAGCTCGCGGTGCATGATCAGCCGGGCGTAGAACGCCCGGAAGTTGTTATTGATCTTGTAGTCGGGGTCACTGGTGGCGATGGCGATCTCCCAGCGCGCCCGTTCATAGAGGGCGCCGATACCGAGCGAGTGGCGCCCGGTGCTCGACACCCACTGGCGCGCCAGGCGCACCAGGATGCGGTAGACCTGCGGGTTCTCGGCGTGGAACACATCGAAGCTGGACGAGATGCTCGCGGTCATCGTGGTCATCGTGCTCCTTCTCGTGGGATCGTCTGACGCTACTCGGGGGCTACGACAGGGTGGCCTTGATGTCGCGCTTGCTCCGGGCGACCGTCTTCCCGCAGTCCGGGCAGACGTAGTCGATGGTGACCATCAGATGTCCGGGCGTGCGGCGGGCATGCCACTGCATCCCGGTCACCTCGAACGGGTGCACACACGGCGCCGCGACGAGGTCGTCCAGCTGCGGCGCAACGCGGGCCAGCTCCTCGGCGGCGGCCTTGCGCGCGGCCAGCATGGCGTTGAACTGGCCGAAGGTCATACCGCGCCAGCTGGGGGTGTCCACATCTGGACACCCGGTCATCGGCTCAGCCGCTCATGCAGCACTGCCAGCCCGCCCGCGGGCTTCCAGGCGAGATTGCCCAGCGCCAGGTTGGCCTCGTTGCCGTCGAGGCAGCGCGCTTCATGGTGCGCCGGGCACTCGCCGACGAATGCTTCGAGCACCAGGACCTTCACCGGCACCTGCTTGTACTCGTTCTCGTGCCAGAGGTTGACCGCCTGCACGCCGTTGTCGCGGACGCGCGGCGAGAGCACCCGGCCGTTGACCTTGCGGGTGGAGTTCTGCCGACCGCGGCGATGACGCGGGATCGACTGGACGTTGCCGCGATCGGAAACCTCGTATGCCTGCGCGTAGGCTCCGCCGAAGCTACCCACCGGCATCCAGTTCTCCTCCGCCACGGTAATCATCATGCCAGGGCCGGTAGAGGTAAATCAGCGACACGCCGTTAATGGCTTGTGCCGCGGGTGTGTACCGGCGTATACAGAAGGCTGTTGTTTGAGAACTTCATAGGACGCGAGCCGTCCGAGCATCGGTTACCTCAACATGGTTACCTTGGTTCGATCCCAAGTGCCGGCCTCGGCCGGTATAAAGAGCGCCGCCGCGAGGCGGCAACCCGGTGGTCATCACTTCGCTCGCGTCCTGAAAGATTTCATGGTGGGGAGCCGGCCGATGGTCCGTTATCTCCCAGAAAAGAGAACGCGGGTTCGAATCCCGTCGCGGCCAGGTAACCAATCCTGCCGCGTAGCCAAGTGGCCTAAGGCACTTTCGGGCCGTCAACTACTTCGCTTCCCACCTCAAGCATTGACGGTCTGAGCCGTCGAGATTTCGGTTATCTTCGCCAGGCCGCAAGGCCGAAGTATCGGGAGGGCAGAAGAACCCTCCAGCCGGGACCGAAGCCCCGGTTTCTCCGGAGCCTCATCCTTCGCTCAGGCCCCAGACATTGGTTGCGAGCCGATGAGGATCGCTTATCGACTGTTAATCGTAAACGGGCGGTCGTCGCCTTTCGTTCGCAACCTTCAGACTTCGGTGACGAGCCGGATGCGGTCGCTTACCTTGTGGAGGAGTGGGTCGCGGGTTCAAATCCCGTCACCTCGGCCTGGCCGGGGTGTAGCTCAGCCTGGCAGAGCAACTAAATCGCGGTCGCAACACTTCGCTCGTCACCCTAGAGATGTTGTCGCGAGCCGATTACAGATCGGTTATCTCCCTTGCATGGAAAACCATCCGGTCCGTTACTACTTCGCTCGCGTCCCAACTAAATACAAAGGAGATACATATGCCCGACGTACTGAAGGGATTTTCCACCCGCTCCACGCCGCAGTCGCAGCCTGCCGGCGGCGCCACGGTGAAGAACGCCGCCGGCGGCCATGTGTTCGCCATCGACGACATGGCACGCGCGCGTCGGTTCATCGTCCTTGGAAGTTCCGGCGGAACGTACTACACCAAGGCCCCCCAGCTGACGCGGGAGAACGCCGAGGTCGTCGTCAACCTGGCGCAGACCGACCCGGTCGCCCTGGTGGACCTGATCACCGAGATCTCCGTGGCCGGTCGCGCCCCGCGGGCCAACCCTGCCATCTTCGCGCTGGCGATCGCGGCCTCGATGGCCGATGACGCCGGGCGCGCCTACGCGCTGGGGGCGCTGCCGCAGGTGATCCGCACCGGCACGCACATGTATCTGTTCGCGTCCTACGTCGAGCAGTTCCGTGGCTGGGGCCGCGGGCTCAAGCGCGCCGTCGCGGGCTGGTACAACGGGCGCGCCGTGGACAAGCTGGCGTATCAGATCCTCAAGTACCGCCAGCGCGAGGGCTGGCGCCACGCCGACCTGCTGGCGCTGAGCCACCCGGCACCCAACGATCAACTGCGCGACAATCTCTACCGCTACATCGTGGACACCATGACCGGGCGCGACGACGAGCGGGTCGCGCGGGTCAACGCCGGTCACCGGGAGAAGCACTACCGGACCTGGCTCTCCGAGAGCGACACGGCGCTGCCGGATCTGGTCAGTGCGTTCATCGAGCTGCAGACCGCGACCAAGGCGGGCGCGGTGCGGCTGATCACCGCCCACGACGTGTCGTGGGAGATGCTGCCCGACCGGCTGGTCAACGAGCCCGACATCTGGGACGCGCTGATCGCCAAGGGACTGCCGGCCACGGCGCTGATGCGCCAGTTGCCCCGGCTGACCCGGCTGGGGCTGACCACCTCCAAGGTCGGCCTGGTGGTAGCCAACCAGCTGACCGATGCGGCGGCGCTCAAGCGCGGGCGCATCCATCCGATCAACGTGCTGGTGGCCCAGCGCACCTACGCCTCGGGGCGCAGCGTGACCGGCGATTCCACCTGGACGCCCACGCCGCGCATCACCGACGCGTTGGATACCGGCTTCTACCTGTCCTACGGCGCGGTCGAACCCTCGGGCGTGCCGATGCTGCTGGCGCTGGACGTGAGCGGGTCGATGGGCTCCCCGGCCTCGGGCCTGCCGCTCTCCTGCCGGGAGGTCTGTGCCGCGATGAGCCTGGTGACGCTCAACGTGGAGAAAGGCGCCGACGTGATCGGCTTCTCCGACGGGCGTTCCCACGGTGGGTACGGCGGCTGGATGAGCGGCAATTCCGTGGCGAGTCGGCTGGACATCACGCCGCGTCGGCGCCTGGACGACGTGTGCTCCTACATGGCGGCGCTGGGCTTCGGGCGTACGGACTGCGCGTTGCCGATGCTGTGGGCGATGCAGAACAAGCTGGACGTCGGCGCGATCCAAATTTATACCGACAATGAAACTTGGTTCGGACAAATCCATCCACATCAGTCTTTGAAGACGTATCGGGAATTTGTCGGCCACGACGTTAAGTTCGCGGTCGTATCAATCACCGCGACCGGCACGTCTATCGCCGACATGACAGATCCATCGCAGATGGACATAGCGGGCTTCGACGCCAACGTACCGGCCGTTCTTTCGGATTTCGCAGGTGGACGAATCTGATGGGTTGGAAGTGGCCGTCTATCTGTCGCGTAGAGGGGTGCTCGAAACGCGTTCATGTGGGCGGATACTGCCAGATGCACTATCTGCGAATACGCAAGCACGGTTCGATCGAAAAGCGGCCACTGCCGCGCGGTGTCGAACATTCGCAATGGCGCGGAGACAACATCGGGTACAACGGCGCTCACGTCAGAGTGAGAAGGGAACGCGGCAACGCCACCCTCCACCTCTGTGTTGATTGTGGTGGCCTGGCGCTCGAATGGTCTTATGACCACAGCGATCTCAATGAGTTAATCGAGGAGGGCAAGCGATACAGCGCGGACCCGCAGTATTACCAGCCGCGCTGCAAGCCATGTCACGAATCATTCGACGGTCACTCGGTAGGGTGGACGGTCTATCGCTACAAGCGAACTGGTCGCACTGACCGATGGTATGCATTCGTGACGATCCCCAAACCGAAGCTCTATCTCGGCAGTTATTTAACGGAAGCCGCTGCTCGGCTCGCTGTGGAGCAGCATCTGGGGCGCTGATGGATAGTCTCGTTGCTCAGGCCCGCGAATGTCACCGGAAAGTTTCCGAGCACGTGCACCTCGCGGGCCATTACCGTGCGCAGCGGGACCGGGCGATCTGCCAGCTCTACGCGAGCGGCGACTACTCCTACACCACCCTGGCGAAACAGGTGGGGATCAGTCGGGAGCTGACGGTGAAGATCGTCCAGGGCGGTCGAGGAACTGCAGCCGGGTAGTACCGCCGTGGCCGTGGATGGCCATGAGTTCCTCGACGCTGTCGTAGATGGCGGTCGACGTGTGTTCACAGGTCCAGCGCAGCACGGCGGTGCCGTCGGAGAACACCACACCTTCGGCGATGATGCCCGTCCCACTGACGCCGCTGATGTCCTCGTCGCGGTCGAGGACGAACCCGCGTATCACCACGCGATCGTCATCGGCAGGGAGACGGGCAGCACGGGCGCCGGCATACCTGTTCCACCAGCACGTTCTCCGGCCTTATCCGGGGTCAGACCCGTGCGGCCCGGCTCGTCCTCGGTGGCGGCGTAGAGCGCCTTCTGCTGCTGGCGCGCCGAGTCCGCGGTGGCGTGGCAGCCGAACAGCTTGTTGCCCCCGCCGTCGCCGCCGACCACGGCGAACGGCGCGGAGGCGGGGCAGCGGCTGTCATCCTTGACGACGTCCCAGGGCATTTCATTCCTCACTGCCGGGCATAGTAGTAAGCCCTCCATTTTTCGCGCTTTGGTTCCAGAGTCTCATCAACACCGTTGCGCTCGCGGTCAAAGGAGCGGTGACACGCCGCGCACATCCGGACATAGTCCTCATCCTTGAGGAGATCTCCTGTCATGTTGACCCACTCGTATCGTCCCGGTGCAGTGCGGCCGCAGCGTTCGCACTGTGACGGTTTACCGCGTCGCCGTTGCACGCGCAGCAAGTGATTACGGAGGGCGCGCCTCTCTAGGTCCTTATCTGCGGCGCATCTGCGACAGAACCGCCGGCCATCCTTCGTGACACCGTCAAAAGGATGGCCAAATTTACATCTTGCCTTCCTGGCGTTGCGGTGAGTTCCATGCCGGACCTGGTCGAGGTTATTTTCGTGGCGGGTATCCCAACGCAGGTTCTCGACGCGGTTGTTCATAACACTGCGGTCGGGAAAATGGCAGACCTCTGTTCCGTCAGGAGCAGGGCCTAGAAAAGCCTCGGCCACGAGACGGCAAACACGCGTGTGCACCATCGGGCCGCCGGCTTTCAGGGTTATACAAGGGCGTCCCTGTTCATCTGGCGGCTGAGCCATCACAACAGAGGGAAGATACTGGACTACAACCCGCCCGTTCTGGGCGTAATTCCGTGCACGGCGATGGATAGTGCGCGACACCGATCGGACGCGCCCTAAGCTACTGACCTCGTAATAATCTTCCCTGCCAACGACACCGCGCCATTGCTCAGCAGCATGTTCCATAGCCAAAAACTACCAGATGTTACCAGAGGTAACCAGATCCACAGCTCGGAGGGCGACCCAGTATCTGGCACCAACTCCTCATCGCCCTTCATGGAGTTGCACCCGAAATGGGCACTGGCCCAGTTGTTCTCGTCGAGCAGTAGATCAGGACGGTCCTTGACAGAGATCAAATGCTCGAGCGACCAGGAGAACGGGTGGGGATATCTGAGGTTGTAGTCCACACGCTCGCCGCAAATCACACACGGATCGCCCTTGGTTCCATCGGGCTGGCGGTGCACGGAACACTTCAGCCGGTACTGCTCGCGTGCGGTCTTGTACTCATGGGTCGACCGGATGGTACGGGTGTTGACCGGTCGCTTGACCCAGGCGATGGACTCGTCGGTCTCCGGGGTGTCCTCGAAGATGTCGCTCACGGTATTTTCTGCCAACCTTCCTCGGCGGTGTAGTGCCAGCCCTGCGCGCATTCAGGGCAGCGCCAGATGTAGTCGGGTGGTGGTCGGATCCGGCGCCCTGGCCGACCATCAGCGCGGATGCCGCGTACCCGAACGGGGCAGGTATGGCTCACAGGTACTCCGGCTTCACAGTCGCGGTCTTACACCAGATGGTGTCGACGAAGCGGGTCGCCATCGTGGCCAGCCCGTCCTTGTCGAACAGCACGTCGTGCAACGGCTCGTCGAAGTGGACCACGCTCATGCGACGGCGCCGGCGCGGGCACGCCAGTTGACGACCGCCAGTGTCGCGGGCGCCTGCGGCGTCCAGATATCGGTGATCGGTTTCTGCCAATTGAGTAACCCCGCGCTCGGTGAGGTGATGCAGACGGGCGTGGCGTCCATGGGGGCCTGGAATGCGACGTTGGCCAGCGTCTGGGACTCGCCGTTGAAGGTCACCGCGGAGTAGGCCACGTCGTAGATCAGCGGTTCGTAGGCGGCCGGGATGTTCAGCGCGGGGATGTCGGCGGTCAGCATCACCCCAGGGCTGTCGACGTAGTCGATGGTGGAGAGCACGCCGTTCCAGATCCGCGCGGAGCGCACCGGGATGGAGACCGACGTGTCGGCGATGATCTGCGGGCCGCCCTGCGCGGTGGCCGCCACGGTGATCTCGCAGTCGTAGCCGTTGGCGTCAGTCAGGTTCGACCAGTTGGCGATCATGGTGTCGAGCGAGGTTCCGGCCAGCGTGCCGCCGAAGCGCACCTGGTACGCCTGCGGGTTGACGTCGGCGACCACGGTGACGTTGCCGGCGCCGATCGTGGGCAGCGCGGCCAGTGCGGAGGCCACGGTGGACGGACTCGCGTTGTACTGCAGCGTGGTGGTGGTCGCGTTGCCGAAGGTCAGCGTCCAGGTGCCCTGCACCGCGTTGCCGATGATGGACACGGTCTGCTCGGCGTTGTAGGCGGCCTGCACCTCGTAGCCGGCGACCAGTCCCTGGAAGCCGACCGGCAGCCGCGGGGTGAAGCTCACCAGGCCCGACACCGCCTGCACGATCGGGTCGTTGATGGTGCCCGAGACAGCGGGATCGGCCACGGCGAAGTAGGTTCCTGTCACTTCAAAGAACGTCAGGCTAGTCATCGTCGGACTCCTTCGGTTCCGGTGGCAGGTCGCGCCGCCCGGAGTGCACCTTCTGGATGATCTCCTCACCGTCACGGGGATCGTCCTGGTCGATGAACCGGGTGGGCGGGCGCGCCGGCGGGAGTTCGTCCACCATCGTCGGCTTACGGTCGGCCGACCAGCTCACCGTGTCGTCGGTGATGTCCACCTGCGGCTCGTAGACGTCGTCGGCGAAGCGGATGCGCCCGGCGACGCGGATCTCCACCCGGACCGGCGCGGAGCGGGGGACCTGCTTGGCAGGGGTCTTGCGTGCGGTCATCGTGCTCCTTGGTTGTGGGGCGGTGACTTGGGAAGCGCCCGGTATCACGAGACGCGCCGCGGGACGGTGCGCGGGCGCCCGATGACGGAGCGGGGGACGGCGGCCAGCGACACTGTCCCGCCCGGCGGCGGGCTCCCGCGCTCGGTGATGACCACGCCGGAGGGCACCGGGGTTTTGTCGCCGGCCTCTAGGGCGGCGGCGAACGCGGCGGCCAGATGCACGCCCAGCTCGGCGGCGGCGGTGGCGGCGGCGATGAAGTCGGCGACCTCGCGCGGATGCAGGTAGCCGGGAAGGCGCAGCACGCCGTCGGGTCCGACGCTGATCTCCCAGCTCCCGTAGCGGACCAGGTGCCACTCGTCGTGCTGGCTGATCGTGGCCACCGGCGTCTCGACGGGCGCAGGCGATTCCACGGACTCGGGTCCCGGGTCGGCGGTCTCGTCGGAGGCGCTCACAGCGGCTCGGATCTAGTGGTGCCACCGCGGATGCGGCCGATGTCGAAGCCGGGCCGCGCCGCCAGCGGAGCGTGGTCAACGCAGACCGACAGGCCGTTGACAGTTACTTGAGCGCGCACACGCTCACCGCGCAGGTTCAAACAGATGGCGCAGCCGACCCAGTTCGACTCTCGCGGCTCGATCGGCGCTGTCGTCATCGCCGCCCTTCCTTCCTGCATTGCCTGCATTGCCGTGAGCCGGACGAGGGTATCCGGTAGACATTCGCAGGATCAGTCAGATCGTGATCCCGTTTACAGCGTTTCTTACTGCCCGTCGGGTGCTTCCCGTTACGCTGCGCGTCATTGAGGTTGTCGGTCTGGGTGCCGTAGCGGAGATTGAACAGCAGGTTGTGGTCCTTGTTGTCGTCCGCGTGGAGGACCCCGTGCTTGGGACTTGGGCGCGGCCCGAGAAATGCTTCGGCCATAAGGACGTGCACGCGCCCGAGTCGATAACCAGCGCACCAGTAACCGCCGCTGTCCTTCGTTAAAGCGAGGGTCCGGCCGGGAATTGGCTGGGCTACATCAACCGACTTATTTCGGGACCCGTTTTTGCGGACGATGACTCTGTCGACACCACGAACGTGGCCGAGATTCGAGACCTGATAACCGTCCCGGCTAGTGGTCCAAATTTCGACACCGAACAGCGATAGGTTGAGCGGGGTGATCCAGCTCATCGCCGAGGCCATGTGCCGATTATGGCGCGTGTGTGCTCAGATCCACAGACGCGCGGCCTGCGTGTCGGTTCGCCCCCTATACTGGGAACGCGGCCCCGGCCACAAGCCGGGGCCGCGCCTAGCCCACAAGCACGCCGAGAATAGGGCCTTATGTCGGGTTTTCTAGCTGGTACTGCGTCTCCGTGCCGTCGTCAGAGTGCTCGACCGATACGACCACCTTGCGGTATATCGGCTCCTCTGCTTCGCGGAACACCACGACTTGGCCAACCTCCCACGGCGAATCCGGTTCAAAGGTAATCATGTCTCGGCGGGGTAGTTGTACTGCATCCGCCAGCACGGGTGAACTCGTACGCGGCGCGTAGGCGGGTCACCGTCTAGGTGCAGAATGAGGTGCCCCGCATTTGCGCTGGTAATTCGCCCTGGCCTGCCGTCAAACGTCACTCGCACCCCTCGGGCTGCGGGGACCGGATAGTGGTCACGAATCCACTGCATTGCTCCGCGCATGCTGCTCCCTCCTATGCCGATAACAAAGCGTTATTTCGGGTTGTGCTTACAGTCTGGGCAGCACTTTGCGCCGTACCCGTATCCGTCGCAACGCACTTTTGGGCATCCGCAGTCAACGCACTCACGGACTGTGCTGGTCTTGAAGTTGTCACTCATGTCTGCTCCGTCCTTCGATACGCAGCCGCGCAAGGATGGCCTCCAAACACCGCCGGTGGGCAAGCGTCCGTTTGTGCCACCACCACGCCCGGTACCACCGAGCGCAGGTGCTGCAACGCGTCCAACCCACTGTGTTTTGCTCCGTCCTCCGATAATGTTGCGCTACGACAAGTCGACTGTGGGCCACTGCATCATGTGTTGCAGGTACTCGATGTCCCGATGAACGTCGGCTTTGCCCTCCATGACTTCGACCCGGCCGCTCCATCGCTGTGCCCAGTTTGTGCCGTAGTCGATGACGATGGGCAGCCAATTCTCCCCACTGTCGATGACGAACTGCTTGGCCGCTTCGCGGTCCTCGGTCGTCAGAAGCACCTTGGTGTAGTCCTGCGACCAGATACGAACTGTCTCTTTCACGCGCTGTCCACCTTTCACTGATAATCGTGCGCTACGACAAGTCGACTGTGGGCCACTGCATCATGTGTTGCAGGTACTCGATGTCCCGATGAACGTCGGCTTTGCCCTCCATGACTTCGACCCGGCCGCTCCATCGCTGTGCCCAGTTTGTGCC